AGCGGCAGGAGCGGCAGGAGCGGCAGGAGCTTCACTTTCAGCGGGCATTACCACTTCAACGGCAGTGTCGGCAACAGGTGTGAAGACCATTCGGGCAGTGCCATCTTCGACCATTTGGATTTCCATGATGATGTTGGCGAAGTTGAACTGCATGGCAGAGAGTTTTGGCAGAGTATTCATTTCAGATTTACCTTTCATATTAAATTGCTACACTGTATTTGGCGGCTTCGGCGCGTACCATTTCAGGAGTTACGGCAGGGTTCATCGCCCATTCGCGCAGGTGTGCCAGTGTGGTTTGGAATGCTGGGTGCGACAGCATGGTTTGTTTCGGGTCGGTCGGTACTTGGTACGCGGGCGCAGCGGCGGCAGTATCTTCTTTCACTTCGGGGAAGTCCACCTCAATCGCTTTCTCGGTATCCGCTTCGTGACGCATAGCCAAGATACGGGTAAATACTTCCTGCGGGGCATAGCCTACGGCTTTAAATCGCACACCGATATTCGAGCCTTCGGCGAAAGCGACTTCGGTAATAATACCCTCCCAAATTGCGCCGCCTTGTTTAAGGCGTTTGGCGTACTCGCTCAATGTGAAGTAGCCCTCGCCTTCGCGTGCAGACTTACCAAACAGGGCAGTCGCAGATAAGTCCATCGAGAACACTCGCAATTCGGGGTCGTTGGCAAAAACCACCGCTAATTTTTTACGGCTGCCGCAGGCCTTACCTTTACCTGTTGAGGACGAGCCAGTTACGTTTTTCGGACAGCTTGCGCAGTCATGCGCCTGCGGTTTGTGTGATTTAGGATTGGGACGCACACCATCTGCCGACCAGCACGCAGGGGGCGCGTTGTCGCCGTCGCGGTACTGGGAGTCATAGTAAGTTCGAAAGGTGGTATTGTTTTCAGGTGCGATGGCAACAATGATGATTTGTGCGCTACCTGCAAATTGAGGGAACTGCACTGGACCTTGCGCGGTTTGTACCACGCCCATCGGTTTGCCGTCTTCGGCGAGGAAGTTGATTTGCCCGCCTTTCAGTTGGACCTTACGCCCACTAGCGAAGCCGTCGCCAAACGACCCCATAGAGGACTGCCCTGCGGCAGCCAACATATATTCAGGCATTGCGCCAATAGTCATTGGTACGGCCTGCTGCTGAATAGGGATAACATTATTCATGATTTAGTTCCTTATTTGGAAGTGGGTTTTTTAATAGAGATAACGGCTTGCGAATAGCTGGCAACGCCTGGCGGCAACTGCCCATTGTGTTCGCGGCTGTAATCTTCGACGAACTCTTTCGTCGGCTTGATGGTGGTCGCCTCATAGTTACCACTCTGAACGATGTACTGGCCGAACGCTGCGCGGTCTTCTGCGGTGTAGGTTGTGCGGATAGACTGGACAATCGTGCCGCCTGTGGTGCGGAAGCTGGTCGCGCCTGCCTCGTTCAGTCGGCGTTGGCACTCGGCCTCGATTGCGTCTTGTGTCGCTTCTACGTCAGCGATGGAAGCCTCGTATTCTTTCTTGCGGTCAGACAGCCAGTTGCGGTTGTTGATGTACCACTCCGAGAGTTGGGCTTCGTTGTATTGGGAAAGGTCGATTTCCATAATGGTCTCCGTGTTTTATTGTGGGGGTTAATCCAGTTGATGAAACGTATTATACGCTAATAATCTGCGTATGTCAAGAGGTAAGCAATAATTTTTTAAGCTCCTCCCATTTTCTAATCGGCATATCCGAATGGGTCGGCACGCCGAGCGGGGCGCACCACGCATTAACCGTCCGCAAGCTAATCTTCAACAGGTCGGCGCACTCCTGCTGGGTTATATTGGCCGCCTCCAATAAGCGGCGCAGGTTGTTCGGTGTGTAGCCTACGTCGGGAAACTCTAACTTATCCATAGTAATCCTTTATGTGTTCATACCCAGCACACTGTAATACAGTTTAAGCAGCGTGTCTTGGTTTGTTTGGTTATCAATCAAGTTTTGGTACATCTCCCGCTCGTACTTGTCGCCGAACAGGTGGACGATATTCATGTGTTGGGTCTGCCCTGGCCTGTCCATGCGCTCACACGCTTGCAGGTAGGTCTCGGTACGGGCGGGGGGTGCATACCATACCGTCAGGCTGGCCGCCGTTGCAGTAATGCCGTGCGAGAACGCTTCGGGTATGGCGATGATGACCTGCGGCGAAGCCGTCTTTTGGAAGTCGTCCAGTATGCGCTTGCGCTCGTGGACGCTGGTGTCGCCTGTGATGACCGCTACCTCGAACTCCTTGCCCAACGCCTCGGATACCACTTGGATAACATGGCGGAATGGTACGAATACCAGTGCCTTACTGTGCGGGCGGCCTTCTGCCACACTGTCGTCGCCCGACGCGCGGGCTTGCTTAATCAGGTCGATGGTCTCGGCTATGCGGGCTTTGTTGTCCAGTACCAGTGCATCGCCGCCTTCGGCATACACCGCACCTGCATACACCTGCCGCAGCTTACCGTGTAGCACGGCGGCGTTGGCGCACAACACTTGGTAGCCGTCGTTGAAGTTAGCCACAGCGTCGTTGGTTAAGGCTTTGATGGTCTGCTGCTGCGGCTTGCTTAACCCCACGTCGAGGAAGCGGCGCGTTACAGGCGGCAGGTCGAGGCAGTCGGCTTTGCGAATATAGATGGCGGGCTGCAACATCTCGCGCACGGTGTCCTGCCAGTTCTTCTTGTCCTTCCAAATGAAGGTCGAAACTTTGAATTGTACCAAACTTTGAAACCCTGTCTTGGTCTTTGGCACACGGTCGGGGGTAACAAGTTTACCCTGGCCGTATGCGTCCATCGGGCCTTGTGGTGTCGGTGTACCCGTCAAAGCCCATACGCGGGTCGAGGCTTTTACCAACTTGGCCAGGGCTTTCCACCGCTTCGTGCTGGGGTCTTTGTACGCCGTACTCTCGTCGATGATAATCAGGTCGTAGTTCTTCTCCGCCAAGATGGGCGACAAAATCTCCACGCCGTCGAAGTTCACGATATCGAAGTCGGTGCGCCGTGTCAGCGCAAGCTGCTCCCGCTTGGCGCGGTCGCCGTACAGCACCGTCCATGTGCGGTGGATACAGGTAGCCATGATGTCGTCCGCCCATGCCGAGTACATCAGCGACTTGGGGCATACCACCAACACCCGATGCACCAGCCCCTGCGAGATAAGGTAGTCGGCTGCCCAGCACGCACTGCGGGTCTTACCCGTACCCATGCCTGCGAAGCAGTAGGCTCTCGGATTGCGCGTCAGGAACTCGGCGATACGCAACTGGTGGTAGAACGGGCGGTCTCGGCCAGGGAAGTCGTACCCATCGAAGATGGTACTCACGGCAGGCTGCAACAACTGCGACAGCACGGTCATATTATGCAGCGTCCAAGGCACGTCCACTTGGGTCTGTCCGTTCGAGAAATACTGCACAGGCACGGCATCAGCCAGCCGTTGGGTTACTGTGCCTACATCGCTCGTGGTAATCCTTACCACCCTGTGCGGGGGGTTGGGGAAACTGACTGGGGGGATAGGGTTCATGATTGGGTCTCGTTCAAACACTCGGCTTCGTCAATAATAACTGATACCGCTTTTACCCCTGCTATGCTCGCACTCGCTGGGCGGGGGAAGCCCGATTTATGCGTAGGCGGTTGGCGGAGGCGCGCGACAGCAGCACCCTCCGTGGGGCGGGAGTTGTGAAATGCAGCCCATAAAGCCAATGTCAGCAGGTTATTACTTTGTTCGCGGGTCATAAAACCTCCTGTAAAACCGCCGTGCTGGGCGTGAAGATGGCGACCAACAAAGCGAGAATAAACGCAATAGTCAAGTATTTAACATAGGGGTGCAGGCGGCGGTCAGTAACTGCCGCTGCAAAAACAACACATATACCAATAATAACGATAAATGCCACAAGTCGAATTAGGGCAAGTGTCTGAATAATATAAAGGTTCATTTCTTTTTCCTCCGTTCTCGGAAGTCTTGCCCCTGCTGCCAGTTCTCGCACTCGCTATGCGGACACCAGCCGCACAACGGCGTGGCTTTGCCTGGCGGGAAGTTGTCGTTCATCATGGCGGACATGATGCTCATGGTCTTGCCGCGCCATGTCGCCCACAAGTACGGTATCTTGTCGCGTGTGTAACTGGTCTTGACCATCTTGTAGCCATCGCAGAGGAACATCAGGCAGCCTGTGATATGTTCCACGCTCGGCAGGGCTTGCATGACACCGAGCGCGTAGAGGTCTAACTGCTGCGGCTCGGCGTAACGACTGCTCTTGTTGGTTTTCCAGTCGTTGATGATGGCTTCTTTGCCGTCGGGCGAGACCATCAGTAAGTCAATCTTGCCCGCCAGTCGGTACTTGGGCGACCACCATACGCTTGGGTCGCTGCTATCGACCAACTCGGCTGCGCCGTCATGATGGATAGCGAAGGTGCGTTCGCACCATACGCCCCAGCCTTGCGCCCTGCGCTGCGCTACCGCCGCCACCAGCGGCTGATATTGGCTCACGTTGTCGGGTAGTGGCGTGCCGTACATGATGGCCGCATCCAAACAGTTATGAACATAGTCGCCCCACTTGGCTTCTTCGCTCTGCTCATAGGGGTATAGTTTCTCAATCCGTACCACCTTGTATTGCAGCGGGCATTGCTCGAACTGCTTAACCGCCGTGAAGCTGAACACTTTTGGTTTTGTCGCCATAGTTTTCAATCCTTAAAAATAAATCCTGCGTGTATTATACGCAGGATTTTCTCGTGTGTCAAGTTTTATTTAGCGCAGTTTGTCGCGGAACACCACGCTGCCCTTAAAGCACACGCGCGGGCGGGGTGTCGTCATCTTGGCAGGCTGCCCGAAACTTGCGACCATGCGGGGGGTGGCGGTACACACTCGGAACGAGCCGAAACCTTTAATGGTTACGGCATTCCCCTGTCGCAATTCGTGCTTGATGGTATTGAACACTGCGGATACCGCCGCTGCTGCTTCGGTACGGCTGATACCCTGCTGCACTGCAATCGTGGCGGCCAGGTCGCCCAAACGTTTATTTTCGCTCATTCTCGGCCTCCAACAGTTTGTCATAGGCCAACTGCGCGTAGTGGGCAATCTTCAACAAGTCGAGCAAGTCTTGGCCGCCGCGCGCGTTGCTGCCGAAGCGGGACGCATACTTGGACAACTGGTTCACACAATGCTCTGCCGTCCACTCGGCCACTTGGTCGTTCGGCGCGTCGCCGTATTGCGGCACGGTGTAGCCGTCGATGTGATGGGTTACGCGGTTGGCAAACACTTCCCAATCCTTCGCACGTTGGGACTGCGCCGTATGCGCTATCTTATCAGGCTGTACCTTAACGATTTCCTCGCGCAGCCTGAAATTCAAGGTGCTCACTTCGTCGCACACGTCCTCGTACAACGTCTCGATGCACTTCAAATGCTGCGCGATTTTCTGTGCATGGTGGGCGGGGTTTTTAGGGGTCATGATACATCTCCTGTCATTGGGTTAAACCGATGGTATCGGTCTGGGTTATCGGGGCGGCTGCCCCAGTCGTCATCTACGCTGCCGTAGGATTGAGACCAACCGCCTTCTGTGTCCAGCGGCAGGCCAGCAACGTAATCGGGTGCGGTACGCATACAGCGTGCCATGTATTCGGCGGCCACTTCCGCCTGTTCTCGTGGTACGACGATACACCATTCGTCATGGGTGTTCATCTTGATGGGGTAATACTTGGCAATCCATAGGGCTTGCTGTTTCATGATGGCGAAGGCGAGATACTGGACGATGTTTTCGCAGACTAAACCGCCATAAGCCTTTGCTTTTAAAGGCTTTCCTGAATACCCCATCTTGTCAAATACGAACTGCGGGCGGTCATTCTCCATCTCCACACGCAGGTTGGGGTAGTTCAACCACAGACCATTCGGCATTCGGATACCAGCACAACGTTTTCCCAGCAGCACACGGCTGCCGTCAGCGAAGAACATACGCCCGTCCTGCCCGCCGAAATACATCTGCCCGCCATCAGCCATAACTTGTAAGGCTTGGTCGCAAAGTTTCCAAAAGGCGGTAACGAAGTTATTGGCCTTGCGCCACTTGTTCACGGTACGCTTAGCCTCGTCCATGTCCATGCTGATACCCGCATTCAGCAGCGCGTAGCGTTGGAAGCCCGCCGCGCCCTGGCCGTAGCCAAGCGCGAGTTGGACTACCTTGCCGTAGTTCCGAATAGGTTTATACTTGGCCGCCACATCGGGGTCGCTGCTCTTACGCCCGTCATTAATCTCGGCGTAGGGAATATCGTACACCTGACTGGCCGCGTAGGAATACACGTCGCCTCGGTTGGCGAACACGTTTAATACATCAGTCTGATTTGCAACATAGCAAAGCACGCGCGCCTCGATTTGGGAAGCGTCGAAGTTCACGACCACATAGCCGTCATGCGCGATAATGCTACGGCGTAACAGGTCGCTCTGCCCTTCGCGCCGTCCGCTTGGAAGGTTCTGCATATTGGCCGAGTTGTGAACGAGCTTGCCATTGGCGACATAGCAGTGCCGATTACCCACATTCAAGATGTCATAGACCATCGCCTTTGCGCCGTCCGCGTAGCAAATATTAGACTCCGGTAAGACCCCACACACCCCGCCAGTCGGCAATCTAGCTGGTGTCAGGGAATAGCGATTAACCCTAAACCACTCAAAACGCTCTGTGCGGTCGCGGTCATAGCCAACAAAACACTCGTGGTTCTTGGTGGCCGTCAGACCGTCCCAGTTGTACACGCGCTTCACGCCATGACAGACCACGCCATCATGGGCGCACCATTCAGAGCCGTCCCATATAAGGTCGGTTGGCATAACGTCTTTAATCATGCGGTACTCCCACTCGGTAGCACCTGCGCCCAACGGTAAGACCACAATCATCGTCTCGCCTACGAAGCAGCCCGCACTACCCCCGCTCATGCGGTTTGTGTGTGCGCCGCCGATTTTATACCCCATCGGCAGGAAGCCGTGGCTGCCGTACTGCAAAAACTTCTCGCAGCGGGTCTCGTCAATGCTTGACTTGGCCGCCAACCGCGCTTGGCATAGAGCTTGAACGAAGGCGTTGTCGCTCTCGCATAGCTCTTTGAACCCGACATCGTTCTTGCTGAACGCCCACGTTACCTTGCCTGTGGTCGTGGACACTTTGGTCGGTATCAGGAAGCTGCCTTTTGCGCCCTGCGCCATCTCGTCGTCAGTGATACCACCGACAGCGCGAAGCATCCCTGCGAAGCGGTCGTTGCTCCGCAACACACCTGATAGGGTGTCTTGGGTGCAGCCCAACTGGGCGCACACGTCTGCAAGCTGGTCGGCCTTATACTGGCGGCAGCGGGCAAGCTCGTACTCCACCGTCGGGGTATGCACTTTCAACATCGGCTCGGTGTAGCAGCGCAGGATAATATCCTGATAGGCAAGCTCGTCGTCAGGCACATACTGGTTCAGCACTTTGAACAGATACCATGTAATCTCGGTATCGGTCTTGCAGTATTCTTTATAGGCCGCCCACTGGTCGGGTGTGAAGTCGGCTCGGTGCTTACCCAAAGCGTTTACCACCTCGTCGCCTTTGAACGGCACGTCATAGCCAGCCTCGCGCAGCAGGCGGATACACTTGTCCAAGCTCGCGCTGCCTGTCAGCAGCGGCACGCCGAGACACTGCGCCATCGACATGGTATCAATCAGCAGGGCAGGGCGTTTACCATACCGCCACCAAAGGATACTGGCATCGAACAGGCTATTGTGGGCAACCATCGCGGTGTCTGCCCAGTCCACACTCTCGAAGAACGCGGGAAGCTCGTGGGCTTCCAACACCACGGCGGGGTCGTCGCCCCACTTCACACTCGCCATCAGCACCTCAAAGCGCGGCGACATGATATAGTCCTGCGTGGTCGTGCCCTTGCGGCTCAACGAGTAATCTTTCGCGTAATACGTCTCAAAGTCTAGGGTCAAATACTTCATCGGTCTCTCCATCGGCGCAGGATATACAGCAGCACGGTAATAACGGCCAGGCGCGCCAGCAGCGATAGTGTCTCGGCGTAGAACGGCAGCAGTACAAGCCACCATTCCCAGTCCAGCACGCCGCAAAGTTTCAATACGATAAACACCCCGCCAATCAGCGCGGCTACGCCGTAGTCGAGGGGGTCGGGTTTGTAGTCAGACATCGCGTTTTCCTATGTAAACTGCTCTCTATCTGCTCCAAGTTCACGCAGCACTTATGCACTGCGCGATACAGTGAAGCAATGGGTATCCACTCGGTAAGCTCGGACAGGCTGTCAATGATGATACGCACCACACGCATCTCGTCGCCCGTCATACCATACTTGCCGACACGTTTCTGTCGCTCGCCTATCTCACGGACAATATGCACATACTCGTTCTCGGCTTTGGCAAGCTGCTCTCGGTAGGGTTGCAGGTGGTGTTCCACGCCCAGTGCGTTAAGCTCGTCAGGGAAGTAGCCCTCGTCATCGTAGATACGGTATTTCTGCTCGGCGATAATATCGGACAGCAGGTGCGCGTACAGATACATACCCTGTATCACAACCCAATAATCATTGAACTGCGCCTTGCCGATAGCGAAGCGGGTCAGTGCCGCTTCAATCGGGTCAATCACAGCGTCGGTCATGCGGTCGGTCAAGCGGTCAGTGCTGGCTGCCGCCACCGCCGCCGACATACAGTCTTTCAATATGGCGTTGTGGATAGGCAGCCAGTAGATTTGGTTTTGCGCCAACTGAATACCATGCCGCACGGCACGGCGTTTGCGCGGGCGTTTACTCCTTGCCATACCGCCGCCCCAGTCCGTAACCAAACCCGCCTGCCGCGCCGATGATGAACATCACGTCCATTGTATCGGGGGCAACCAGCGAAGTAACCAGTCGGGCTACGCCGAACAGCAGCACCAGTGTCAAAGAGAAAATAACCAACCACGCAACAATGCGCGCGGCTTCGCGTTTTTTATCCATTTTTTAATCTTTCATATAAAGCGTTTAACTGTGGTATCAGGGCTTCCGTATCGCCCCAAAGGAACGTGCCGCCTGCATTCTCGGCACGGATACCATGTATGATTTGCAGGTCGCGCGGCTTCTTGCCTGTCGCTTTGCACTCAACAGCGACAAACCGCCCGCGCATACACATCAGGAAGTCGGCAACGCCGCTCTCGCCAGCCTGCACGACACGGACAAGGTACACATCAGGCTTGGTTTTCGCCCACAGCTTCACGGCATTTACCACTTGGCTTTCGGGGGTGGTACTGTTCGCCGTCTTGCGGTTGGAACGGGTAGCGATTACCACGTTCTCGGTTTTAATTGTCATCGCCGCCTACCTTCACATTGAAATAGGCCAGCACTTCCCTGTCGGTCTTGTCTTTGAAGTCGGGGTACTTCGCCCGCAGCGCGGCAGCAATGGCGGCCTCGGCTTCGGTTGGCGCAGGCGGCAGGTCAAAGGCCTCGTCCATCGTATCTACCAACTGCAACAGCCCGTCGATTTGGTCTCGGACACTGCGCAGGATAGTAATCGGTACGTCGCCCCGCGCCTTCAACAGGTCGGCAAAACTTTCAGGCGTATTAGTTACTTGTTCAGTCGTCATCACTCTCTCCTACCGTTCCGTTGATAATATCCCGCAGCGCGCACACGCAGTCAGTAGCGAACCGTTGTACCAGTTCAATGCGATACTCACACAACTCTGTCTGCATATTGTCTATAAAGCGGCATTCATGGACACCAAATGCGCCGCGCATCTCATCATAAACGATAGCTTTATACATACTGCTGACAGCAAGCAAGGTCGTCCGTTCCAGGTCGCGGTGTACCCATGCGGGCAGCGAGTTCCGATACTGCAAAAGCGAGAATACTTTATGCGCTAAATCCTTATAATAGGCGGCGGACTGTTCCATCAGGCGGGATAACAGCAAAGTATTCACAGTATAGGACGCGCCAAAATCTTTAGGCATTTTCTTCGCCATTCTTTTTCCTTTCCGAATACAACATAAATGATTTCTTAATCTGCTCCCACGCATCAGGTAGGGCTTGGTCTTGGGGCGTGCCGTCCAATATCAGGCGGGCGGCTACCACTTTGGCAAACACGTCCAGCGCGTCCACCAGCAGCAACCGTATCTCTCCCTGCACTTTGCCCAGGTTCTCGTCAGCACCCGCACCCTCGGCGGTCATCTCCGCCATCAGGTCGATACCGCGCAGGCGGTCGCGCATATCTTGCAGCGTATCCATCGTGTTCTCCATTACTTACCGTATTCAATACGCAGATATTCTACACACTATGTGCGGCACTGTCAAGCCATTGCTGCAAAAATTCCAGCGTGGCCTCCTTGTTACCCAGCGGGGCAACCTGCATACCCAACGCCAGCACAGCACGGTGCAGGGCTTCATGCCACGCTTCAAAGCGCGCATAGCGGCCATGCGAATAAGTCCATACGCCGTAGTCGTCCATCACGGATAGGTTTACCACTGTCTCGCGCGCCGAACAAAACCCCTGCACGCGGATACGCACCGCGCGGCCTGCGGCATCGGCGGCCACGTCGGGGGCATACAAAGGCGCATTCGCCTTGCGCTCGTCGCGCCACGTCAGCTTAATGCTGCGGGTCGAGGCGGTGGCACAGCAGCCGTCGGGGATAGTGAACACCTTGCCGTCTTGCGACCACCACTCGCACTGGGCGCGGCGGCTGGCGAAGGCACTCATAAATTGCTCAACCCGCTTGGGCGTATGCGGATACCACTCAATCGGGTCGTTCGGCTCTGGGCGTGTCGGCGTAAAGTCTTTGTGGGCGGGCAGCAGGGCGAAGCGATGCGGCGCAAGTTGCAACAAATCTTGTCCATAAAACTTGCCGTCCAACAGCGGCAGCAGCGCGCCGCACTGCACCGCCGCACGGAACTTGGCTACGTCGCCGTTCAGGTAGGACACGGCTTCGTCAAACGTCAGCCGCGCACGGTCAGGCGCAGAAGCACGGCGCATATAGGCGGCCACCTCGTCTGTTTCCACTGCCTTAATGTCGCCATTGGCGTACCACTTCTTAATCTTGTACACGCTCGCGCCTGTGGACAGGCTCACATTGCGGTAATCCCGCGCCGTGTAGGTCATTCCGCACCCCCTTCCGACTTGGCATATTCACGCGCTACCAGCGCAGCGAAGGCGTACACTTCGGGCAGGATATGATACAGCCAGTCGGCATCATACTTCTCGGCCACTTCGCACTTGGCGGACACTGTGGTTACATCGCTTGGGTAGGCGGCATCTTCTGCCATCACAGCGTCATACCACGCAGCGGCGGCATCAATATCAGGGGTATCCCCATCATGCAGGGCGGAATGGTATTCACACACTTCGCCCACCGCCAACGCTTTTAATTGTTTATCGCTCAACATCTTACAGTTTCTCCACAAAAATAATACGGTCAATGTTTCCTACCACACCTTTAAACGCCGTGATATGGCTGGACGTGGTAGGGCTATGGGTATAGGCATCTGCGCTCAAATATAAGCGGCGGTGCGCGCCGTTGTACACACCAATCACAGTGCGGTAGCTTACCAGCACGACGTACCGACCCAACGGCACAGCCCACGCCTGCTTGTTACCAATCTGCGTAAGCGAATTGCACCCACGCAGGGCAGCCATAGTATCCACGTCAATCGGCGGCGCGTTACTCGGCACATACCGAGCGCGCATCTCCACTACACTGTTAAAATTTATTGACAAGAGTTGCTCGCCGCCAATAGCACTGATTGGCGTGAACTTAACGCGCAGCCCATACCCTTCCACCGCACGGCGCACACGGGCTTTTATCGCGCGTTCATGTAGGGCGACTTTGCCGCATAGCTCACGCCGCAGGGCGGCAATCACGCCGATTTGTTTCTTGTTCATATTGTTCTACTCCATATTAGATTAGTTATTAACCCCAACCAGCCAACCTTCGGGCGCGGGCGTTCCACCCAAAACATATATAGCATCAATAGGATTGTTCAAACAATCAGTCATAGTGTCATAACTGTAAATTTCAGGGTGGTTTGTCGCAGTAGCGCACCACGAAAACCTTACGCCATCTGAAATACCATACTCACGATGAAACACTACTTCATCTATGTAGTCAATCTGCGGACATTCCCGCTTAATCTTTCTACGCAATCGTTCACTGATTTTCACTTTGAATTACCCCATATCAACCGTTGATTGTAATAGGGATTGACATGGCCAGAGATAATTCAATCGCGTCTTTGATAGAAGTAACGCCCAATCGCACCAGCATTGTCGGCGTTTCCCGTCCATCAGCGGCCATCAGCCAAACAAAAATTTGGTCGTCGCCAACTTCAACTTCGATGAATTGGCCTTTATATTCGTCAGAGACGCGGTTCACTTTAAATAACATACACTTACTCCCTCCCAAAGAGTTCAGCTTCGGCTTCGGCAAATGTTAAGTGCTGCCAGTGGGCGGTATTTGTCGCCTTAACCCAATAGCGGTTGAATTGTGCGTAGTTACACGTACTTGACCCCGAAGCTACACAAACCCCCGCAGTTTCTGAAGTGAACAAGATAATTGCTCCGTTGGGCTTCGCTTTTGCAAACAGCGGATATACCAGTTCAGGCTTCATCTCTTTCGGGTAGCGTTCGCGCCAACGGCGTTTGAACTCTTTGCGGTCAGCCTTATCAACAAAACCGATAATGTCAAGTGAATGCGTGCCTGTAGAAGCTGCATACCAAAGGTCTGAATTGTACCAAATATCGCCAATACTATATGGATACTTGGTATCTTGTGCGTCATATTCGAACTCATGGCTAATAGCTTTACCACACGCTAGGCGCATTCCGCTTTGCACCACGCCTTCTTTCAGCATCTCAATTACGATTGCAGCAGCTTCTTTGGTAAAGCGGCCAGTTTCAGTACGTTTCTTCATCTCTCAATCCTTTAAACCTAAATAATCACACCACTACGCAACCCGACACGGGTCGCGTCTAATACTACGGCGTTCTCGAACAACCGCCACGTCGTATCCTGTTCAAAAGGCAAGCGCAGCGTAACCACCTCGCCCAAACGGGTTTGCCTCATATAAGCAAGAGTTTTGGGGGACTCATGCTCAAACACTACCACACCGCAATAGGGATTGGCGGCCAGCACTATGTCATGGCTTAACCTGTTCTCGAACAGGGCGGGGTATAACACCCGCCCCACTGCGTCATCAGATAGCACTTCGATTTCCATTGCTTACTCCACAGACGGGCGCGGGTCTTCATCGGTCAGTTCAACAGGTGCAAAGAACTCACGCAGCCATGCCCGCATTTCATGGGCAGAGAAAAATGTTTCACTGCTACCTTCACGCTGCACCGCGCCTTGCAAGGCGCGCGGATAATAGCTTACCCACTCAATGCGGTAGTGGGTAACTTCGCCCCGCTGGTCGGTCGCATGGGCATACACACGGGCAACACGGGCATTAGTCATAGTGCTAACAGCCTTCTCAAATAAGGCTTCGGCATTCGCAGGGGTAGCGTTTTTCATAGCATCAAAGATACGCATAATATAATTTCCTTCTAAAAGTGATTAAAAATAATAGGGTTAATTATAACCTTTAATGGCGCGGAATAACTCGAAGGCTTTTTGGTTTGTCTTTATAAACGACCTCATAAATGTCCTTCTTGGCGGTCGGAAAATCCGCAATAGCTTCCAGTTCAGGATTAACTGGAACACGCAAACATTTACAGGTCGGCTTTACCCAATAGCCTTGTTGCTTCTTCTCTTTGGCAAACTCCCTCGCTTCAACAAGGCTATCAAAATAGGCTTTCGGCATACTTTATTCCTCAATCCTTCCAAAATCTCCGCCCATCTCACAGTCCAAATTGCACCATGCATATTCAAACCAATTCTCATCAGTCGGCAGGTCGCGCGCGGCTTCTTCGCTCTCTGGGCAGCAGCGTGATACCATCATCTCCAACGTCAGGCGTACACGCCAGCCGTCATCACGAACCACTTGCTCGTAAGTGTACAAGGGCATATAGCCATCGCACGGTGTCGTCATGTGGCGTATGGTAGCGTCAAGCTCTGCCATGCGTTCAGGCGCGGCATGAAGCCAATTCATCACGCGGTCAAACATAACCTGGCCGATAGGGTACAACACGGCCAAGTCAGGGCGTTGGAAGTTGTCGTTCGTATAATCAATGCCCATCAGTTTCAGGCCTAAATCGAATGCCAGCCGCTGCGCCTGATTGAAATACACACGGCTCACGAAGCCCAGCATCTCGGTCAGGTAATGCCGCGCGGCAGCATGGTTATCATACTTCCATTTGTGGTTAAACACTTCAAGCATACGGTCAGGTGCGGTGTAGAATTCGTCCATACCATAGCCGTAATGGTCTGCCCATTCCTCGGCTTCCTTGTCGTCAGGATAGGCTTCACGGTAAGCGTTGATAAACGCCGCTGCTTCGGCATCTTGCAACAAGCGGTCATGCCACGTTTCGTAAAACCCGCCGAAGTCAAGATAGATTTTGTCTGTATTGGCATTGTAAGGGGTCATGATGTTTTTCCTTCTCAAAATCGGGCGGGGCAGCCCCGCCCGCAGGGTTATTCGTCTTCGTCTGCGTCTTCTTCGTCAGGCAAACCGTATTCCGCAATCAAAGACGGATTAGCGATAACGTACTCGGTCAGCGTGCCAATATCCAGCGGTGTTTCAGCCAGCGTATCTGCGGAAACGATATTCCCATACCCATTAAAATACCAATATGGGGCGCGTGAATTGGTAACATTGCCACAAACAATACGGCGCACAAGCGCGGCATCATTATTAACCGTGTCATCGAACGTAGTTTTAACCAATTCTTCCAAGCTACTGTAAATGTAGTCATCAGTAGCTTGGCTGCCTGCATAGTTATTCCACAGACGCAAAGCGACATCAGCACCCAGGTTGTCAATTGCTTCGTAAATTTTGTCGTACATTTTTAGTTTCCTTTACAGATTAAGGATTTTAAGTTCTACCCCATTAACCACTTTGGTTTCATAGGGCAGCTCTTCAGGCGGTGTCGCATCATACTTAATACGCTTCGCATTGTATTCGGCAGCCTGCATAGCTTCACTCTCACAATATTCGGCATCGCCGATATAGCCCCAGCAGCTATCCAGCTCTTCCAGCACGGCGTAAGCGCCGTGAATATCGGGCTGCATTGATACCAAGTCCACGTTGAAACCATAGACTTCGCCATTTACCCACGCTTGAAGCGTGGAAAGCTCGTCTTTGAGGCTATCTTTGGCGCGTTCCAGCACTTTTTGAGTGCAACGCTTCACGCCAAACCATTTGCGGATTTCTGCACGAGTGGCATAGGCAAAGCCCACAATACCCGCGTCAAATTGACACATACCCGTTTGGTCGCCCAAATACAAGGCAACGTTACCATGTTCAAACTTGGTAATAGGCCAAACCAGCACATCGCGCAGGCGCATTCCAAGCTGCTTCTCCACCACATTGTAAGCGTGTTCCCACGCATTCGCGCCCTGTTCAACATCGGCGTGAACCACGCCGTCATGGTCATTGTCGGCAAGCCAGTGGGACTTCGATGGGTGCAGCAGTAAATGCCACAAATTATCCCACTCACGCGGGCTTTCGTGGCAGTCTTGGTCGTACTCAATCCTGATACGGATTTGAGAGTCAGAAGTTACTGGGATAAAAGTTTCTTTGATTGGCTCAATCCACATAGCGAGTTCCTTTATTTTACAAAACGGGCGTGGGTTTCATTCAGCAGGGCTTTCAGTTCGGCGCGGATTTCGTCAAATGACACACCATTGCCGCCTGCGCGGTTTTCCAGCTGCATGAAGCGGTCATATAGGTCAGATGGAATATCCACTGCACCGCAGCCTGCGGTCGAATAGCCCGTAACGATGTTAATAGGCGTGCCTAAAACGCAGGCATAGAAGTCGCACTGCCAGCCGCTAGTACGGCTGGAGCAATACGCATCGCAGTCGAAAATGTTTAAGATGTATTGCAGCTTGCAATACGGAAAGGCAATAGTAATACCAGGTTGCTCGCGCAACTGTTTCTTCGTTACTTTAAAAGCCATGATAATTCATTCCTTTCAAAAAATGTTCAGTTAAAAATCTACTCAATCCAGCAGGCGGTATTCTGGCATATACCGTCATACCACCCACTCTGTTCAATAGACTTATAGACTTATAGACTTATAGACTCTGCTTCCAGCGTCCGTGCATACGTTTGAAGTAATATAGGCGCAATAGGGCTTTCAGATATTGCTTTAATCACGGTGTCGCTACCACCAAACCTATATCCGCATTGCACGGATAAAATCCAAATTGTTAAATAGCTATCTCTTAATCCTAGGCTTCACGCCGTGGCGTGTAGGATTGCTCTAAATCCATTAAGAGCTTGGCACGATACTTGACTCTATCGGCAAAGGGGCGTTTCCGCCTTGTTACAGTATGGTTCGCATTATATCAGCACTTTTTGCGTTTGTCAAGTATTATTTTTTGACATTATCATAATAGCGATATATAGGGCGTTTCGTGCCAAGTGGCGAAATGAACCGTTAATCCCATCTTTTTCACGCCCGCCTTTGGGCGTGTTAGAGTTAATCAATCGTTATCTATGATATAGCGTTATTGGCTGCTATCAGCATGGTGTGTATATTACCACCGTTTTAATCCGTTGTCAAGTTTTATTTATTTCTGCACGCCGTGGCGTGTAGGAACGCCGTAGGCGGTTGAATAAAGCTGCCTTAACAACATGAGGCGCATTATAGCAGGGTAAGGGGCGTTTGTCAAGTATTATTTAATTGGGGGATAAGGCAGGGGATATGTATAATGCGCGTTTAATACCATAATCGTTGTTAGGTGTCAATAAGACGCATGGCGCGCGTTATTTGGCGGTAAGGAAGGGGGAATGTAAAGAATACGTTAAGATATGTAAGAAAACGCCTTAACAAAAAAACCAGTCGAAAAAGGCGAAAAATGGCGTTTTTTGAGACCACAAAAATTTTTGAGACCACCTCATTTTCAGAATGGCATTCGAGTCCCGAAAATCGGCGATTTTACAAAAAAAAAATAGACAATAAATATAAATAAATATTTATATTATTATTATATTATTTTTTCTTTCTTTTTCATGGTCTTACGTCTTACCCGCCTATATCTTATCATGGTATAGCCCCGCGCTTATCAACTTCTTTACACGTTTTTTCAAACCTACGCAGCTTTCCAGCGTGGCAAACGTTGGATTGTAATTAACAAAAATTAACATCTTACAACCTTTGATTTTATTGAGTTTTCTTCTTTACATTCGTTTACAAAATCGCTAGTGTAGGGGAGCGCGTTTTAAGTGCCTGTTACTAAACGGCTTTTAACGTATAAACGGCCTGTTACTAATCGGCCGTTTAGTAAACCCCCCATGAGCGCGCGTTATACCCTTCTTATCTTTAAGTTGAAATGTTAGTACGGAGTTAATTTTTGTTAAGATTTCGTTAAGACAAACGCGCGTTATAGGCGTTTTATATTATCGCCGTGTAAGCCGTGCTGAAAATTTCGCGCGTTATGACCGTTTTATATAAATGGCGCGTTATGTGAGTGCGTGTTATAGGGCGATAAGTTATCCCCCTGTAATGGACAGCGTGGGCGTTGGAGGGGGTGTCGCGCGGTGTGGGTAGTCGCACAAAATAAACGCAGCCTAAAACTTCCTACCCCCTACTAACACCGACTTTGTATAACGCGGCGGTAACTCAACCTACATATAAACTGCGCCTAAATCCCTACACCCTAGCCACCACCCACAAAAGGAAACCCCCCAACTTTCGCTGGGGGGTTAGTGCCGTGTCGGCGTTACGCCAATGACACGAGTGCCGCCCGATACAAGACACCGACACGGCGAGGCAGATGGTATAGTAAAGTGGCCGCCGCTGCAAGCATTATCTGCATTGGTTGGTGTCTGTTGTATTTACGGTTACTTCGTTGATACTGTCCCAGTCCACCTTACTCTTGCTGTTCGTCCGCAGCGCGGAGGGGCTTGCGTCGATTTCGGCCTCGGTGTATTCCTGCCCGCCTATAATGATGGTGGTCTTGGTTGCGCCGCCTGCGTGGTAGCGCGGGCCTCGTGTGCCGAGGCGTGTTCGGTATGTGGTCGTCATTTGCACTCCTTCAAGTCTTCGGGTACGCCGATGGTAATCGGCCCTGCCTGTTTTTTGTTCCTTAATATATAGCCGTCTTTCCTGACCCCGCTATCCCAGTCGCCGACAAAGGAGAAGTGGTCTGACCCCATGACAATTTGTGCGCCCGCCCAGTTGCCGCCGCGTCCGCTGCTGCGGCCAGGGTTGTTTTTCTTTGACCCCCCTATGAGGCGGTAGGTCAGCCCGCGCCCTGATTTGAGCATGACCTTTGGTCCGAAGATGACTCTGTTCCATGTGCCTTTATGCACCACACCCCCCTCGCCGACACGCGACCACCCCCACCGCCTGCGCCATGTACAGTTTACAAAGACACACCCCCTGCCGAAAAAACATGGGGCGCGGAAGGTGCAGTTGATGAATATGTTGCCGTTGTCGAAACGGCGGTTAGGGCCGAAGGTTCGGCCTTTATAGGTTTGTCCTGCCATTACAATTCCTTTTATACTATAATGTGGTAAAAGGCAGCCGCCCTTTATAAGGATAATGGTATGACACAAGAGATGGTTTTGACAATTCCCCCCGACAGTAAGTTGGATAACCTTGCCCGCGACCTGGCCATACTGACGGCGAATGCGCTCTATTCGCCCGAAGAGGTGGCGGCGGTGTATGACCTGACGGCAGAGATGCTGGCGGCGTTGCGCGCCGACCCGACGTTCGCAGCGCGCGAGGAGTTCCATGCGAAAAGTATTTCTACCGATGACAATGGTCTGATTAGGGCGCAGGCGCGTTTGATGGCAGGCAGCCTGCTGCGCGATACGTTTGAGATGGCGACCGACCGTCAGGCGAAGCCTGCGGACAGGTTGAAGGCGACGGCGGCGATTATGGATTTGGCCGACGTGAAACCGAAACAGGAGCAGCAGTTCAGCGGTATGGTGTTGAACGTGAGCTTCGGCAGCGGTATGCCGCAGGTGTCTATCGCGCCTGATGACAAGGGGGTAATCGAGCATGAGTAATGGTCTGAACATCGGCTTTGATTTGGATAAGTTCCCGACGTTGAAGCGGGCGGCGCAGTCCGATGCGTTAATCCGTCTCGTGCCTGGGCCGGCAGGTAGTGGTAAAACTTCCTTTGCAATCATGGAGTTACTTCGTACTGCGTTGTTGCAAGAGCCGTCGCCGTTGGACAATACGCGCTATACCCGTATGTTGGTGGTGCGGAACACTTATTCGTTGTTGAAGTCGAACACGATACCTTCGATGAAGAATATGCTTGGGCCGCTGTTGCAGGTTACGGAGGGTAGCCAGCCGACGGGTAAGGTGCGTGCGCGGTTGGGCGATGGTACGCTGTTGAACATGGACGTGCAGTTCTTGGCCTTGGACAGCGAGGACGCGCAGGACAAGCTGCTGGGTGCAGAGCCGACGATGGTCTTGTGCGACGAGTTGAATATGATGGCGGAGAGTGTGGTATTCGCACTGGTACGCCGACTGGGGCGATACCCTAGCGGGACGAAAGGGAAGGTAACGCGCACAGGTATCATCGGTGTGTTCAACGGTCCTGTGAAGGGGTCGTGGTTGCATCGGTGGTATCTTGGCGAGCGCGACCGTGAGTTCGAGCAGACGGCGCGGCAGATGGGGGTGCGCAAGTTCGTTGAGTTCTTTAAGCAGCCGCCTGCGCTGATACCCCCTGCGGGATACCCTAATAGCCACGACCCCAATGCCGAGTGGTTGCCTAACCCGCTGGCGGAGAACATTGAGAACTTGGCGCAGGGGTACGGTTACTATTATGCGATGCTGGCCGACCCTGACCCTGGGAAAATTCAGTCGTATGTCTGCGGCGACTTCGCCGATGTGAAGCATGGTAAGGTGGTATTCCCTGAATTTCACAGGGACGTGCATACGTTCGACGTGAAGGCGGTGGACACAACGCAGCTTCGGGAGTATTACTTGGCGTTCGACTTCGGGCGCACGCCTGTCTGCATCGTCGGCTACCTTTCCCCCGACGGCAGCCTGTTGGTGCTGGACGAGTTCATGGGGGAGGACATGAGCGTGGACACGCTCTATCGGACCGAGGTGCTGCCTGCGTTGAAGCAACGCTACCCCAACGCGGTGTGTGCGGGGGCTTACGGCGACCCTGCTGGGTTGGTACAGGGGCAGAACTTGGACCTGTCGATGTTCGACGTGTTGCGTAACTTGGGCGTGCCGATAACTGCGCCGACCCGCAGCAACAAACTCGAACCCCGCTTGCAGGCTGTGCGCAGCTTCATGGCCTCTTTGGGTTACAATGGCAAGCCGCGCCTACGCATTCGGGATAACTGCCGCTTCCTCATTCAGGCGATGGCCGCTGACTATATTTATGAGAACCGCGCGGGGGGCGGCACGCAGGACACACCGACCAAGACCCACGTCGGCTGGGCGAGTGATTTGTGCGACTCACTGCAATATATGTCCATGGGGCTGTTGAAAGTTGTCTCCGACAAGGAGGACGACACGCCCGTCCGCTCCGCCGACATCGACTGGTATGCTTGACAAGCCCTGCACGTTGTGGTACTGTATGCACATCTGACGGGGCATGGAGGTTTTTATCCCGTATGTTTTTTTCCTCCATCGCACCCTGTCAGATACCTGCTTTCCGCAATGAGTGTCTTGATAATTCTCCTTCTCTCCACCTGCCTTGCGGCAGGTGTTTTTTTATTGTATGATGACAGTGTTACTTCTATGAAAGGTCTGATTATGAAATACGCACGTTGTAATGGTAAAAGCACTGGCTGCAAAACCACTGGCACAGTGAAGGGTTAATAATGACGGACGAGAACCTTATTGATGAATTGGGCGAGTTTGTCGCTGCGAGATTTGATAAGGCTCGTTCGGCAAAAACCCCACACTACGCGGATATGAAAGACTGCCTGAAATTGATGCACGGGCAGCCGCTGACACCCTCCGATGGGAAAGGTCCTGATATTATCATGGACATTTCAAGTCCCATCGTTAAAGGCATTGTCGGCCTTATCCGCGATATTTTTGTTGGTACGACCGCCGCGCCCTACACTATTAACGCGACTCCCGTGGTAGAACTGCCTGACGAGGTTGAGCAGCAGATGCTGGAAACCGTGTCGCAGGATTTGGCCTACATGGTGGCCGCCGCTGGCGGCGATACCTCGGCGGTGCGCGCGCAGATTGAAGAGACGCGCTCGCTGTTGAAGTTGGAAGAGAACCGTAAGGCCGCCGTTGCCGCCGAGAAGCTGACGACGATTGTGGCCGACCGATTGCACGACGCGGACTGGGAGACCCAGTTCATCGAGTTCATCGAGCATTTTTGTATTTACCCTGCGGCGATTATGAAAGTGCCGTCCCTGAAAGAGGTGGTAACAACCCGATGGACTGGGACGACCGTAGAGCCTGTGCGCGAACTTGTGCGTCAGGTTGAAAATATTTCTCCGTTTGACTTCTATCCTGCGCCTTATGCGGCGGATATTCAGGACGCGGACTATGTGATTGAACGCCGCCGACTGACCCGTAACGAGCTACTTGGGCTGCGTGAGGCGGCTGGGTACAGCGAGGACGCGATTGACAAAGTGTTCAAGGATAACCCCGACGGCGCGCCGCTGGCCTATTCGTCTGACGAAGAACACCCCGACTCTGATATGTTCGCAGCGACGGACGACCGAGACGTGTACGACGCGCTGGGTTACTATGGCCGCATTCGCAATGACCTGCTGGCCGAGTATGGCATCACGTTTACAGACGACGAGATGAACGGCGCGAGCGAGGCAGAGGTATGGGTGGTAGGACGACGGGTTATCAAGTGCCTGCTGAACCCCGACCCTACTGGCCGCCGTCCGTTCTATAAAGCCAGCTTCGAGCGAGTGCCTGGCGCGTTTTGGGGGGCTTCCCCTGCGATGAAGCTGCGGGACACACAGAAGATGTGTACGGCGGCTGCGCGTGCGCTGGTGCGGAATATGCAGTATTCGAGCGGTCCTATTGGCGAGGTTACTAAAGGCCGCGTCAAAGACGGGTTGGATATTAACCAAGTCTTGCCGAACACTATCCGCGTGGTAACAGAGGACAATATGGGCGGGGGCAGACCTGCTTATAGCTTCTATACCGTTCCCGCGCAGGCCGAGTTGCTGTTCGGTACGTTCGACAAATTCCACGGACTTGCCTACGACCTTATCGGTATCCCACGCTTGGCCTTCGGCAGTCCGCAGGGCGCAGCGACCATCGGGCGTACCGCAGGCGGGTTGTCTGTGGTATTGAACCAGTCCACCAAGTCTATCAAGTACGCCCTGCGGCTGTTGGAGAAAGGTGTCATCGAGCCTGTCGTGCAGACGTTCATTGACTACGAGCTTCGCACCAGTAACGACCCTGAAATCCGTGGCGATGTCCGCGTTTATGCTCGTGGCGTGTCAGGCTTGATGGAGCAGGAGGCCAAGACGGAAGATTTGAACTGGGCCTTGCAAACCTTATCCAGTATGATGGGTGTGATAGACCCGACTACCCAGCAGCCCATTATCCCCGCAGCGGCGGTACAGCGCATACTGTATCAAATCTTCAAGAACAAAGGCTTGCCGACAGAAGGCATCTTCCCCGACTTTGACCGACAGGCGGCACTTGGGGATTTATTGGACGAAGGTGGTCTCGCACCAGCGGGAATGCCGCAAGACCCTATGGCGGGCGCACCGCAACTTGATGGGCGTAGCGCGACGGCAGCAGCGGCCATTGAACAATCAAACGACACATTAGGGGTGTGATAGGCGGTATCCTTGCCTATCCGCTATTCCTGTGGTATAACTACCGTGTAAGACCTTTGAGGGGCTTTTATAATGACTTACAGCCGTATGATACCCCCGCCGAATACGGGCAGGGTAATCAAACTTTCACAGTGCGAGGCCCGCACTTTGATGAACTTCCAACGCTCCGCCTATGCGAAACAGTTGCGGGAAATCTTATTGAAAGTGTTGGACGACGAACGTACCGAATACGAAACCCAACCCGCTGCGGAAGAAACTCGCCAGCGGGTAAAGGCCGTTAAGGATATGATTGATTTGTTATTTTCCAGTAGGGTAGAATTACGATGAATAAGCCAGCCGCGCTCCATGTGCGCCCGGGTAAGATGATGGTTATTTCAGGCGTGGATTTGCAGGAAGGCGACCGCTTTGTCCTGCACCGCGTGATTGATAGCGAGTGCGCCATTGAGGACGCTCGTGATATTCCGTTCTCCCCCTGTGGCCAAGTCCTATTTTTAGATTACACCCACAACCCTGTGGCGATTGATATGCCTGGCCGATACCGCATCTATCCTGATGGCATTATCAGTCCGACCGCCGACCTGTGGTTTGATGAGATTGCGACAGGTAGCTGATTATGAACCACCGCACACGATTGACCCGAATTACCAATGACGAAAACCTTGCCGCCCAAGAGGGTTTATCGCGTTTGAAAGATAGCCGTGATTTCACGGCACTGATTACCGTCCTAGAACAGGAACTGGTAGCGGAGCGTGAGTTGTATGAGCAACAGGCCGCTTCGGAATTTCAACGCGGGCAGGTCGTCATGCTGAAAAAAGTTTTAGCTTTGATGACAGGAGAGTCCGATGAATGAGCAAGATTATGGTATTGCCGCAGCGATTGCCGCCGCAGGCGTACCCGTAGTTCAACCCGAACAGCCAGCCGAGCCAGCACAGGCAGAGCAACCAGCAGTCGTGCCACATGAGGTAGCGTCGGAGCAAGTCGAATATTACGATTATGTATCCCCCGACGAGCAGGCTGCTGCGCCTGCTGTGTCCCAGCCCACGCAGGCTGTACCGCAGTCCACTGCGCAGGCCTTCACGCCCGAAGTAGCGGAAATGATGCGGCGTAATCAGGAAATGTTGCAACAAGCATTTACGGCCCAGCAGCAACAAAATGCCGACCGCATTAAAGATTTGGAAGCGCGGCTCGCTGCGTATGATGCGACAAAACCCGCTGTCGAGCCTGAAAAACCTTGGTATGAGTCGGTAGAAATCCCACAGCTTACCGATGAGCAGCGTAAGCAGTATGAGGCTTCACTCCCTATTATTACGGCAGTCGCTCGCCAGCAGGCTTTGGAAATTGCGCGCAAGTTGGAAGCCGAGCGGTTAGACCCTATGAATAAACACTTTCAAGAGGTGGTACAACCTCTTCAAGAGAGTGTGCAGGTGCAACAGGCGAGCTTGGCGAATACAACCCGTCAGGCGTTTACGCAGTCGTTGAACGCTCGCCTGCCTTGGCTGGCCGAAGCAATTACAACACCAGCTTATGCCCAGTATTACAACGCTGTCGTGCCTGGCACTGGCGGCTTGACCCGCCGTGTGTTGCTCGACCAAGCCGAAGCTGCTGGTAATGTGGACGCGGTGGTGGACCTGCTTTCAGGCTTCCAGCCGCCTTCTGCTCCTGCCGAGCAACAACGGTACACTGCGCCTGGCCGCAGCAACACCATTAACCAAACGCCGCAGGCTACCGCCGCCCAGCCTCGCAGCAAGAAGGGCATTAAGTTATCGACATATAATGCGGCCCTGAAAGATTACGCCAATGGCAAAATGAGCGTTGGGCAGATGAAAACCATTCAGGAAGCGTGGGATACCGCGTTACTGAACGGCACTGCATCAATGGATTAACCTTACGACTTTATGGAGTAAACTATGATTGAACGTAAACCCTTACTGCCTGCGGCGAGCGGTTACACGCAACTGGTATCGTCTTTGACGCAGCCAGTGTATGCTGCGGGGTTTTTGAAACGTTTTGAGCATACCACCATCAGTGGTATGATTTCGAGCCAGGACATCGTACCGAAAGAAATCCGTCAGCGTGGCGACGAAGTGGTGTTCCGCCGTATCCCCGAAGCGGAAATCTTTGACTACCAAAAAAACCAAGATTTGGAAGTCAGCCACTTGTCCGTGTCTGTTATTACGATGAACATCAACCGTGCCAAGTATTCCAACATGAAGTTGGATACGATTGACGTTAAACAGGCTATGGGCTTGACCGAGTTGCTGAAAGGCTACCAAGAAAACGTCATTAAAAAACTGGCCGATGTCATCGACTTTGAAATGATGTACGAAATTCCATTGCAAGCTGCCGTGTGCAACCGTGGCCGCAGAGCGGGCCGTTACTCACGCGCGTTCGACTTTGGTAACATTGGCGCGCCAGTTGTACTGACGAAAGAAAACATCTTGCGCTATTTGTCTCAAATGCAGACGGTGTTGGCCGAGCAGAACGTAAGCCCAGAAGGTTTGTATGTGGTATTGCCTACCGAAGCGCGCGACTTGTTCTTCGCCAATGCCAGCTTGACTAACGCCAGCATTACAGGCCAATCGCAGTCTCTCATTATGGGTACGAAAATCCCTAATGTGTTCGGCTTCGACATTATCTTCTCCAACGTAATGCCGCAACGTATCGAAAATGGTAAGGTTGCGTACACCATCTTTGCTGGCCGTAAAGACGCGACAGGTTTCGTTATGCAGGTTACTGAAAACCGTCATATCGACAAAGACCCGACCCACTTCGGCCAATACTGGCAAACCCTGAATGTGTATGACTTCAAAGTTCTGTATCCCGAAGCCATTACTACACTGTATGCCACAATCGACCACTCATAAGGAGCTTGAACAATGGCTGTATTTAAACTGTATTATGGCGGCGATGCCCGTCATGTAGGCTACCGCCACTCCCGCATTGCCGACAGCGCACCTCGCGGGGAAGTTCGTTACGCAGGCCACCTGCCGCGTAAACACTATGTGTTGCCATTTGAATACGATGGCGGCTTGGACGAGTGGCTGCGCTTCCGCGAAATGGAAGGCAAGTTCGCCACAGGCGACGTGGTACACACCCACCTGTTGAGCGCGGACAGCCGCATTGACGCACTGGTAATTCACAACAAACGCGCGGCTGGCGGACGCAACGACCCATTGGGCGCAATTACCACACCCGCCAAAGTCAAGTTTGGTCTGTATGATGGCGAAAATTTGGTCGCCGAAACAGACGAAATTGATATGTCCAAAATCGGTCGCACTGTCTTGGAGTTCGGTACGGCTTCTCAACCGAAGGCCACCACCAAGAAAGATACCAACGATGACGGTAAGGTAACGAAAGCCGATGCTCCTGCTACTGCAATTACCAGCAACGGCGCGTATCTTGCCAACAACGGCACTATCCGCATGACGGTAGTAGAAGGCGCGGGTTTGTCCGCAGCGTGCTTTACTGCGTTCGTGGAACTGGTGGACTTCTTGGACGTTCGCGGCTGCTCTTGCGCTCGTGAGGAATGCGAAAGCGAATACCCCGAACCTGAATGTATGTAACTTGTCCGGCAACGCACCCCTGAAATATGGGGTGCTTTTTTTCGTTTATTCTTTATGGTAGAATGGGCTACCACCCGATATAGGAGACATTGTATGACACACCGTAAACCAATCGCTTTTGCTGACCCCTCTGGACAAGTGTTTGCCCCAGTTTATAACCGCGCGCCCTCCGATTTCGCCCGCGAAAACCTTTTGACTCCATTATATACGCAAGAGGAGATTGAGGCTTCGCTGGCGCGATTTGAAGCGGCGCAGGACGCGCAATCCGCCGAAGCCCCTACGTTGTATGGGGACTTTGATGAGGAGGTCGCTGCCGTGAACGCCGAGGCGGAAGCCCGTGCCAAGACAGGTAAACGCGCCACAGGTACGTCTGTTGCCGAAGCAGCGAAAGCTGCACTCGCCGCCGTAGGGAATAAATAATGATTTCTGCCCGCCAGCTTGTTCAAGAGGTTAGCACCTACTTGGTGGACCAAGACCCCGATGCGCCATACGAGCATTGGAGCGAGGACGACCTGCTATCCTATTTTCGGCTGGCGGTTGAGATGGTTGCGTCCACGCAAAAAGACAAATTCATGAAGCGGGTATCCATGCCGTTGGTTGAAGGTGTGGTACAGACACCGCCTGAACGCTGTTATGATATGACCGCAGTATTGGGGCAGGTTGATGCCAATGGGCAGCTTACGATTTTCCCCCGCCGTACTGCGTTGAGTGGTATGCACCTGCGCGGCAAAGTTGGGTGTGTGGACTGTCAAAGCCGCACTGTTTCGCCTGTGGATTATGTTGTGGAAAGTTGGGGGTACGACCCCGCCAATCCCGATGTAATTTATGTTGAACCTCCTGTGCCTGCTGGGGCGAACGCTACATTGGAGCTTAAATGTTTCGTTCCACCGACTGTGGATAACTTGGACAGCGTGGTGGATTTAGGCGCGCAGGTGCGGCCAGCCATTTTTGAACTGATGTTATATTACGCCTATGGCGTGGACACCGAGAGCGTACCGAGCCGAGACCGCAGCGCATCGCATTTGAACACGGCATTTTCTTTGCTTGGCTTGGATAGCCGCAGCAGTAATCGCTACTCCGCCACACGAATGCCTGAAACCCGCATAGGAGCGCAGAAATGAATTGGTTTGAGGAATTGAAAAATCAGGCTCTGATTACATTCCCGAATATGCCGACCAACTATGTGGAAAACGCGGTGCAGAAGGCGGCGCGGCGATTTTTCCGCGAGACCCATTTGTTGAAAGACGATGCGTATATCACTGCCGAATGTGGTATGAACGACTATATCATCGACGTACCCGATGGGCGGACAATGGTACAAATCAAGTCAGTGCATAGCTGCGCCCACCCCGACCGCCACCCTTTGCTGGATAGTTCATGGCGACGTATCCCACCTGCCCCGCATCGTTTTGGATATGGATACTGGGTGGAATTACAGTACGCACAACCGACCATCAGCTTCGCCGATTGTGTATCATTGAAGCATGGTCGGTATTGCGTTAGTTATTCATGGACTCCGACAGGCAAAGACTGCGACCTGCCGCAACATTTTATCGGTAAGTATTTAGACGCTATCCTGCATGGCGTGCTTGCCGACTTATTCCTAATCCCTACCGAAGCGGACACGCAGAACGCGACAATGGCCCGCTTCCACCTGCATGAGTTTGACCGCGCGATGATGAATGCAGGAGCGGAGGAGAGTCAGAACCACACGAACCGCCCGCTGTTTATGCAGGGCGGGGGCTTTTTGTAAAGAGATGGTATGGCAGAACGATATAACTTTCGCCCCCGTTGCGATGACGAGGAATTAGGCTGCTTCGCACCCCCAATCGACTTTGGGTGTGAAGATACTTGCCCGCCGTGTGATAACCCATGCGAGCAGAAATGCCCGCCTAAAGTTCGGGTGCAAGACGCGGTTTGTTTGAGTGATGAAGAGTACGAACGCTGCTTCTCACTGCACCAGTATGTTGGCTGCGCCCCTATGCAAATTCCAGCGCAGATTTATTGCATCGCGTTGAAGGTACGCCGTCGTGGGCTGTGCCGCGTGCTGACCGAAGAATGTCCGACGCGCGCAGACCGAGATGGTAATGCTTGTTTTGTTTGGTCTGATGAGTTCCGCAGTTTGCCCGAAGGGTATTATGAGGCGGACCTGTATATCAACGACCAGTCCTGTTATACATGGTTGTTCCGTAAGCGCGGTTGCTGGGCTACGATGACTACGCAGAGCGTCCAATTAGATACTGCCCCGTGTGCCGCTCCGTGTGCCGCTCCGTGCGACTGTTGCGTTGGGTGTGTGCCTACACCTGATGTCGAGATTGACGACCGATTAGGCGATTGTGGAGAATGTAATGGCAATCAATGTGAGTAAGTGGTCTAGCCACAGCAAGTTATCGAAGCCCGTCGGTATTACAGATACCGAACTGTCTATCCGTTTTGGGGAGGGCGTGCGTTTTCATGTACCCTGCGAAGATTATTTCTACGCGACTATCCGCAGTCATGGTAAATACGAACACGTTAAAGTATTGGCAGTAAAAGGCGACGTTCTCCATGTTGTGCGCGGGCAGGATAATACCGCCGCACAGTCTTGGCCCGCCGAGAGTTGTGTTGAGGTTGAATGGAATCCAGCGCAGCTTTGCGAGTTCTCTCGCCAGTGCGTATTGGGGACAGCCCCGACCACAGTGGACGCTGGGGTGTATTGTTTGGACTGCAATACTTGCATTACGATTGGCGAAGATGGCCGTATTACCGCTGTTGATGGAGAGAAGAAATGCCAGTAAATCATCTTGACTTTGTGGCTACACGCCTGGCCGTTGGTGCGAAATCGACCGATACTGTGATTAAACTGCAACCTGTTCGCGGGCTGCGGGAAAAATTTAACCACCTGCCGATTGGCGATTTCGTGTATCTCGTGTTACAGACGCATGGTATAACCGAGGTTGTGAAATACACCCATACAGCGGCGTTGCCTGTGGCAGCCACATTGACGATTGCGGTTGAGCGCGGGCAACATGATACGGTAGCGACCTCGTTCCCATTCGGTAGTTGTGTTTCTACGACACTGACGAAGCGGGTGTTTGATGAACTTCTAACCCAACAATTGAGCGCATCATGAATACCTGCCCTACCCGCCTTCAAACCCTGCCTTGCGCCTTGCGTGGGTACGGGTTTTTGTCCGCCCCCGTCAGCCGTGCCGACACTACCCTGCGACTGATGAAGGGGCAGGGCGCATACTTCCCCGAACTTCGAGGCGACCAGTTCTTCTTCGTAACCGTTGAGGGCTGCGATGGCTGCTGCGAGCACATGAGGGTAACTGCCCGCGATGGCGACCTCCTGACCGTTGAGCGCGGAAATGGCTGCGACTGCATCAACAGTAATGCCCGCGTGTCTTACGACTACACCAGCCGCGAGTATATCCAAGCGATTGCCCGCGAGATTGGTATCAATGTAGCCTCGCCGCTGACCTATGACTGCGAGACCCATACACTGGGAATTGACTGTAACAAGCTCGCCCAAGACAGCGACTGCGGCTGCGGGTCGGGGCAGAATAAGTCGGGCGAAGGTCGGCGCGGGCCGCAGGGCGAAGCTGGCCGAGATGGTGCAGATGGTATCAGTGTCGCCAAGATTACGATTGATGAACATAACACGCTGCGCTGGGTGGATAGCAAACAACGCCAGCACACCATCGGCACGATTACTGCGGCGCAAGGTCCGAAGGGCGAGAAAGGCGAGAGCGGCCCGCCAGGACCGCAAGGCCCAGCGGGGCTACAAGGCGAGAGCGCAGGCACAATCTCAATGGTAAAAGAGGACAACGGCGAGTATGCCCTGCTGCTGACCGAGCCTGACGGTACGAACAAGACGATTGGTACATGGAAGCCTGTTGCGGGTGTCGGCATTAAAGACATGAACATCGAGAAGAACGGCCATTTGATTGTAGAGCTTACAGATGGCATGAAACTTGATGCTGGCTCTGCCGCAGGTCCGAAGGGCGAGAAAGGCGATACGGCTTCGTTCTCCATGCTGTATCGGGCTGGCACAGTTTATATCGCAGGCCCTGCGGGGGAAGAGGTGTACATGGTGCAGAACGGCGACATACTTGGCACGCGCACCACAATTCCTGCCAGCGGAGTGTTGTCTATACCTAACCCCAACGCTGGGGCGGAAGGATTGGTTAGCCTTGTACACAATAGCAGTGTTGTAGCGTTAGGGTGGTTCTGATGAGGTTCAGAGATTTTGATGGGGAAGTCCCCAAACTGAAACCGCAGGCGTTGTCGGCGAAACACGCACAGTATGCGGAAAACGTGGATTTATACGGGGGGCTATTGCGCCCCCACCGCGCGCCGCAGTTCCAACAGTATGTGGTAGATGAGTATGGGCGACCTATTGCGGAGAGTGATAAGGTCGCCATGTTTGCTATGGTCGGCAGCCATGCCGTTGGCTTTCCGACAGATACCCACTGGGTGCGCGACCCGCGTGAGAGTGCGGGTGCAGGGACAATCCTATTTGTCCGCGACGGCAAGTTGTGGCGGCTCTCCCCTCGCATGGTAGACGCAGGTACTGGCGCGACAATGGTTGGTATTTATCCGCCGAAAGAAGCCCCAACGGTCGCCGTCGCAAAAGGCCGTGGCTGCCTGTCCCAGTGGGACGAACGGTGTCAAGACCCCGAAAAATGCTCGCCATGTGCTGATACGCCTGAACTTCGTGGCTATCGTATTACCTACGTCAATGAGTGCGGCGAAGAAAGCGCGCCCAGCCCTGTATCGAATTTGATTGATGTGCGGAACGGCGACGGCGCAATAGTGGTCGATACCAATACTCCGCCCACCAACGCCATCAAGCGGCGGTATTACCGCAGCGCGACAACCAGTAACGGGGAAACGGTATGGCTGTATGTGGACGAGGACGTTATCCAAGACACAACCTTTGTCGATAGCGTTTGCCCTAATGCGCTGGGCGAAGTCTTACCCACAGAGAACCACGAGCCGCCAAGCGAGTGCTTGGACGGCATTGCGTTGGGGCGGAATATGCAGACAGTGGTATGGTCTGAAAATCAGTTTTGGGTATCAGAGCCTAGATTGCCCCATGCCTATAAACCTGAAACTCGTGTAACACTGCAATACCCTATTCAGTTCATTGCAGGGCATACAACACTGACCGAGGGTACGACTCACTTCGATATTGCGATTGCTACCAAAGGCTACCCATATATGGGGCAAATCCGTGATGACGGTCAGACGACTATCCGCGAATTGGAGTATTGGTATCCTGCCGTGTCCCCATTCGCGTGGGGGGTTCAGAACGGTGTCGTGTATTACGCCGCAGAAGCGGGGTTGATTGGTATTGTCGGGGCGAAAGTTGAGGTCGCAACTGACGATTACATGACCGAGCGCGAGTGGGCGAAGTTCACGCCCGCCACCATGAGGATTACTGGCTACGACCAGCGGCTGTTCTTGTGGTACACAAAACGGGACGGTGCTCGCGCAGGGCTGTTATTGGTCGCCCCAACCACGGATAAACGCCGCCCGCCTTCATTGAGCCGCCTGACCCTTACAGTTAAGTCTGCCTACGCTTCCCCCGATATGGATATGTTCATGCTGATAGGCACGGAAGTCTATAAGTGGGGCGCGGGCGCAGGCTACATGAAATACACATGGTGGTCGGGCGTTGAAGTGAACAGCGCAAATTGGTTTCCGACTGTGTTCAAGATTGTTGGCGATGACGTGCCAACATATAGTCGGGGGGCGCAACGCGCTCTTACGGAGTATGAACTGTGGCGTAAAACCCACTGCGATTTATCCGATAGCGTGTTCTTCGACGAACACCCTGCGCTGCGGCCATATATGCAGCAGATACTCGGCGATGGCGCGGACGTGATGTTTACGCTATACTGTGATGGTCGTGAGATTTACTCGCGGCGAGTTCGCCATGCCGCCCCAATAATGATTAAACGTGTCCGACGAGGTATTGAGTGGTCTGTAAAAGTATCAGGCACTACCGAGCTTCGTGAGTTACATTTACAGAAAAGTTTGAATGACCTCCAAAATGATGGCGGTCATGCGTAGGTGTTTATATGACAATTATTGATACGGCCAAGAAGGTTGTCGGCGCGGTCCTCGGTGGAGGTAGTGGCGGAGGCGGCGGGGCATCGGATAACCAAGTAACGATTGGCAACGTCAGTCCAGGCGGCACGAACGCCGTCGCGCTGTCCGCTCCCCATATTGTTCAGTACCCCCGACCGCCGAAGCGTGATGACGGTCGGTGGATTGCCTTATCGTCCGTGATTGGTAACATCATCGGTAAGCTATCCAGTCAGAAGGTATTGAAGGAAGCCCGCGATGCCGAGCGGAAATGGCGCGAAGTCATGGAGCAGTTAAAGCACATGGCGGACACCGAACTCGCGCGCGTGCCTATACTTCGGGATAAAGCCTCGCAGTCTATGGACGACCTCGATAAGCGCAACGAGAAGAACTGGCAGCGCGGGGACTTGGAGTACGGTTATGGCGAGCAGTTGAAGCCTTGTATTGACAATATGTCCGACGAGATTTGTGCGCTGGCGGACTGTGGGTATCAGGCTGATTATGATGGTATCCATTCGCGCGTAGCGGCTGACGCGGCCCTGGCCGAGGCCAAAGAGTTTGAAAAGTTGTGTCGTATGAACAACCGCTACAATACAGGCTGGGGCTGCGACGTGCGCGGGCAGTTGCTGGTCGCCACGCAGAACGCCATCATCGGGCAGACGAACAAACTGCGTGAGGAAGAACGACTGAAAAAATGGCAGTATGACGCGGACCTCAAAATGAAAACCTTTGAAATGATGGAACGCGCGCGCCAAAATCGTCAGACTACCGCGCAGAATTACGACCGCACTGCCAGCGAGCAGCGGCGTTTCCAATACTCGGCCTACACCAACGACGCGCAGAACTCCCTCAAAATGGGCGCAGACTTGTTGGCCTCCTATGGGCAGAACGCTGCATGGCTGGCCGAGAGCCTTCGTAAGACCGCCAAAGAGACAATGGCGGACTGGGGTACATTGGCGACCATGATTATCGGCCTGTTGTTCGCATGGAACATGAAAGGTGCTGCGGCTAAATCTGATGACTGCGGCGGTGGCGGCGGTGGCGGTATCGCTGATGCGTTGAAGGACGCATTGAAAGGTGGTAAAAACTCCGCCAAAGCCTCGTCAGGAAGTAAGGCAGGCGGTAAGGCAGGCAAGGCAGGTCCATGATGGGGGTTTATACAGACGACCCTTTCGAGGGCTTACACCGAGACCCGCATACGTCGCCCTTCGGTCAAGACCCGATGCAGGCAGTTGAGGAAGAGTGGTATGATGACGTTGCCCTATCCATCGACCCTGAACGCGGCGTGGCGTATGACTTCACTATGCGGCTGATGAAGGATATAACGGGTATTGACGAACACGACGGAATGCAGGATTACACTTATTTCGGGTTGCCCGCCGAAGGCGCAGCACCAAACATCTTGGAGGACTTTGAATAATGGCTAGTTATTTTATCGGCTCGAACAACACGAGCAGCGGTTTCGGTGGGGGTGGTAACTTCTTCGCCCAACTGGGGCAGATTGGCCCAGCATGGCAGAATACCATGCTGCAAGGGCTGAATACTCAAAACGCCTTCAACGAGTTTCAGAACAAACAAATTGTGGACCCCTACCGTGTGAACGCGGCGGCCAGTTCGTATGCGGTGCAGGGGCTGCAAAACCTATACAACGCCAACGAGTTGAACAACGATATTCAGGCGCAACGTATTCAGAATGATGTTGGCAGCCGTGATGCCGCGCTCCAACAGTACCGCAATATGGGGTATAACCCCGACCAAATTCAGTACGGGCAGAACTTGGTACGCCAAGCTCCTACACAGGCGCAGCCTGTACAGGCCGCCCAAACTGGTGGCTATGCTGCTACCTCCCCCCAACTTGGTGCTATTCGACCGCAGGCTCTGCCACGCCCGCCGCAAGGCTACGCATCGTGGCAAGAGTGGTATGACTCCGACCCAAGCGCGGCAGCAATGATGCAGCAGTATCAGATGGAGCGGCAGAGCGCGGTAGCCCCACAATACCAAGACCCATCGGCTTATTTATTCTAGGAGGCACTATGGCATACGGCACACCCCCACGAACATGGACGGCTTCGCCTACCGCGCCGCAGGCTGACCCAAACGACCCGACCGTAGCGACGTTCAATCACATAGACGCGCTGCGGTTCAACCGACAACATAATATGCTGGGGCAGCACCGCGCTGCGCCAATATCCGCTCCCGTTCGAGTGGTAACAGACGCGCAGGGGAATAAGGTATTTGTACGACCTGATGACCCAACCTTCGTGGGTACAGGCATTCAGCAGCCACAAGCTGCCCCCGTGCCTGCCCCGCAACCTATCACACAACCGATGCCGCAGCCTGCTGCCGAATACGCCCTGCCTGCTGCACCGCAGGCGGTGCAGTCTATCACGTCGGCGCAGACGCTTGCAGGGCAGCACCCTATGCCTGTACCGCAATCAACGTCTAATGTGTATATGCAAACCCCGTCGCCTGGCTTGGCGCACCCGTTGGACGTTGGTGTCGCCGCCGATGATGTGGCGCAGCGTTACGCGGCGATGTTGGCCGCAGGGCAAGCCCCTGTGTTGAGCGACAATCTGCAAGCAGCATTAAACCGCCGCATGGCGCGTAACAGCCTCGCCTTGTCCGCCGCCACCAACGCTGCGGACACCAATGCCGCCTACCGTGCAATGAGTAATCCTGACACGCGCAACCGCGCCCAAGAGATTGCCAGCACCCAAGGCGTGTCGTTTGATACGGCGATGAAGATGGCAACCGCAGGCGCACTGGCACAACAAGGCAACTATGCTTTGGCGAACCGTTATGAGGGCAGCACCTTACTGCCCGCGATGCAGGCAGAGAACCAACGCCGCGTAACGATGGCGTTAGAAGCAGGCACGGATATGCCTGCGCTGACCGACTACCTCGGCAACACCTTCAACAGCAGTGGTATCAACTCGGTGTACGAGACAGGCGACGGCGAGACCGTTCGCTTCAATACGCCATACATGACCGCAACAGGCACGCCGAACGCGGCAGTAACCGCAGGGCGACTGGCGCAGAGTACCGCTCCTATGGCTGATGCCTTCGCTATGCGCGCGGGGAATACGCAGAACGTTATTTCCGCCGCACGCGGGCAGCAGCAAGCGGCAGCAGCGCAGGCCAAGATGGTCGGCGAAAATGCTATGAAGCAGCAGGCGAACTACACCCGCATGGCAGAACAGGCTGCGCGTATTCAGAAAGCCAAGTTCGATATGGCTGCGGCACAGCTTCGCGGTACAAGTGCTGTTGCTCCGCGCGCCGCGCGCACAGACACCCCAGCGCAACAGGCGCAGGTGCTTATTTCCGCCGCCCGTAATCTGCCCGAAGATGACCCACAACGCGCAGCACTGCTGCAACAGGCAGCAGTATTGGTAGGTGGTAAACTGACCGAGGAGCAGTAAATGGCTTATGACTACACCTATGGCATGGGGCTTGGCCCGCCGATTGCGGGCAACACATTCCGCATCACATCGGGCGTAGGCCCGCGCCGCCAATTCGCCACGTCGGGCGGCCAGCGGTCGAGTACGTCTCACGCAGGGGTGGATATTGCTACCCCAGTCGGCACACCGCTCCTCGCCCCGTTTGACGGTACGATTGTCCATGTCGTGAATATGAATGACGGCACGGCGAAGCGTAACCAACGCGGCTACGGTAACATGGTGGTCGTTCGCCGCGCGGACGGAACAATGGTACAGATGTCGCACCTGCATAGTGCTAATGTGAAAGTCGGGGACACCGTTCGTTCAGGGCAGCAGATTGGTCTGACAGGTAATTCGGGTAGCTCGACTGGCCCGCACTTGGACTACATTGTTCTCAAAAACGGCATGGCGATGCGCCCCGATGGTACAGCCTACCGTGCCTACAATAAACCGTGGCTCGGCGGCAATGGGTCAGCGGTCGCTCCGCAATCGCAAATGGCGCAGCCTTCAACAGGCGCGCTCCTCCCTGCCGCGCCTGTGGCGCAGTCTCCTGTGGTCGCTCCGCAGTTGGCGAACACCGAGAGCAGCCTAGCCCCCCGCACCGACTGGCTCGCCGAGTTGGAGAAAGAGAACGCGGTGGCGCAGAAGTTGGCGGAAGTTACCGAGCCGAAACCCTTTGCCCCAGTTCAACCACCTGAATTTTTTACTGCGAGAGATGTGCAGGCCGCGCAGCTTACGAAGCCGCAGCCCGCCCATTGGGTAGCGGGAGCTTCCTATCATGGCTACTAGTATCCAAGAGTTAGAGCAATACCGCGCCAACCCGCGCGTGCAGCAAATGCTGACACTGATTTCCCGTACCGAAGGGACGTTCGGAGCGAAAGACCCATACGCCGTGTATGGTGGTAATATCAACAACCAACTGTCCTCGCTTGCGCGACACCCTGGCCAAGGAGGGTCATGGAGCTTCCGCTGGAACGATGGCCGCAAGGGTACGGCGACGGCATCGGGTCGGTATCAGATGATTGCTGGCACATGGAATGGTCTCGCGCGGCGGTATGGCTTCTCGGACTTCGGACCAGTCAATCAAGACTTGGCGGCTATCGCGCTGATGAAAGACGCGGGCGCGCTGAACGATGTGGTAAATGGTAACTGGCAGGCAGCGATGCAGAAGCTGGGGCGGACATGGGCTTCCCTCCCTTCAAGCCCATACGCGCAGGCGAAACGTAGCCAGGCGGAATTTGACCGTATGCTGGCGCAGACCACAGGCAGCGCGCCCGCCGCAGCCCCGACGGGGCGCACGAGCTTCACAATGCCGAAGTTATCCGACACGGCTGCCGCGCCCGTCAGTGCGACTGCCCCGCAAAACACTGGTACTGGATTAGGAATACTTGCACCTGCCGCATTGAGTAAAGATGAATTGACGGCTATAATGCCTGACAGGATTACTGCCCCGCGCGTAACCGATACATTCTTCGAGCCAGTAAAAGTGGACTGGCGCGCTTATTACAAATAGGACACGATATGCCGTATATTCCAGGCCAAGGTGCATTCAGCTATCTCGACAACCTGCAACAGCAAGCCGACCAAGCGCAGCAAGACGCGCTGTTGGCGCAACAACAGGCAGCCGCCTACGCGCAACAACAGCAGGCCGAGACCGAGGCGTACCGCCAGCAGTTAGACGATATGCTGGCGCAGCAGCAAGCCTCCTACGACCAAGCGTTGCAACAAATGCAACAGCCCACCCCCGCCGTATCCGCTGCGGGGGCTTCTGCCGTTGATGGTACTGTACAGACCACAGGCAATCCATTGGTGGACCGCTTTATTGCAGAGAGTGGTAATACCCAGTTCATGCCCGAAGGCGGTGCGACCTACTTCAACAACAAAGCGGTGGACGAATGGTTGGACCGCGAGGCTGCCCGTAACGGCTGGAACGCCACCAAGCGTGCCGTAGAGCGCAAGAAGCTGACTGACGCGCTGGTTAAGCTGACTGGTAACAGTCGCTTGTTCGAGGTAGAGGACCGTGGCTTCACTGGGCTTGTAGGCGACTTTGCTAATCGCGCCGTAGGCACTACGGTTACTGGGCTGATGGATTTGGTCGGCGTTGCCAGCACCTATGTCGGCGAGACGATGAATAACGTTGGCCTTGGCGATGGACGGCTGGACGCTTCCCGCGCCGTACTCGAAGCCTCCGAAGGAGCGAAGAGAATGTTCCGCTCTGCCCGCTCCTACGAGAGCCAAGACAATGAGCGCGCGTTTGAGATGACGGGTATGGGGGATATGCTGGACGTGCTGGCGTACAACCCATCGGGGCTGACGGACTTTGCGGGCGATTTGGTTGGTATTGTGTTCGGGCCAGGCGCGGTTGGCAAAGGTGTATCCGCAGGCGGTAAAGCCATTTTGCGGTCAGGTGCGACTGCGGCTGCGGCGGCAGGTGGTAAAGTTACCCCTGCGGCGGCCAAAGCCCTCGGCTTGTCTGATGAAATCCTGCGCGGTGGTGGGGCGAAGATTGGCGAGCTTACTGGTATCAGTGGTTTAGTTAATCGACAAGCCGTTGGCGCACGCATTATGGGCGCAGGCGCGGCACTGACAGATGCTACACGGACTATCGGCTTCCAAGCTGCACTGGAAGGCACGAGCAACGCTGCGGACATTCTCCGTCAGAACGGTGCGTACAACACCCAAACAGGCAATTACAACGGCGACGTATTAAACACCGCTGCTGTGGCAGGTGGTCTGACTGGCGGTGTAACGTATGGTCTTGGCCGCTTCCTCCCAACTGCCGAAGGCTCTCTGCTGCGTATGGCGAACACCACTCGCGCCGAAGCCTCTACGCTGGGGCGCATGGTAATGAAAGGCGAGACCACGATTGACGACGCGCTGAAAGCCGTGTCCACCGACTTGCAGCAGGGTATGTTAAGCCCCGAAGCTCGAAGCATATTGGGCGAGATTAGCGAGCGGCTGACGACCGAACAGGGTAAAGCAGCGCTGATGAACGCCGTTGATAAAGGCTCTATCTTCCGTACCGTTCTCGCAGGGGCGAAGCCTCTCACGTCAGGCATGATGTCGGAAGGTTTTGAAGAAGGCTTGGTCGGTCTGATTTCCAGTGCGGCGGCACAGTCCGTATCAGGCGACGGCAATTTCTCTTGGGACAAAATCGACTGGGCGCGTGCGGCAACCGATGCAGGTAAAGCCGCTGTTGTCGGCGCGCTGATGGGTACTGCCGTTGGTGGTCTGAAACTGGCCCACGATTACCGCGATGCGAACACCAATCTTGACAAGGCCATTGCCGAGTACCAAGAGAAGGTAAACGGTATGATGGCGGATAACGACGCACAAGTCGCTGCCTACGAGTCCGCGCTGACGAACGCAGGTGGTATCAACCCGCTTGCCGATACTAACCTGAACGTGCTGGCCACCACGCCGTCTGACGTGCGGGCATTGACTGAACAAGTGCGTAGTAACGCTGCTGCGGCCAATGCTGCCGCTGGCCTGCAACAGAATATGCCTGTTGATGTGCTGCGCTTACCCGCGCCTGGCCAAACCTCTCCCGCCGAACTCGCCGTGTACAACCCCGCCCGCAGACGCTTGGAGACCCTTGCCGAGTGGCAGGCTGCCGATGAAGCTACCCGTGCGCATAACGCCCAACTCGACGCGCTCGCCGAGCAGATTGTACATGAGCAGCCGATTGACGAGATGGTATTAGACGCGCTCGCTAACCCAACAGGCACAGCCCGCCAAGTGCGCGCGCAGCAGCAAGCCCAAAATATTTACGACAACCTGAACGCCAGCGGTCGCTCCCGTGCCGCCAGCGCGTTCAACCTGTACACCCTGAATGAACAGACGGTGCGCGATGCGCTGACCCGTAGCGCGGAGCAGGTCGATTATGAGGTACGCCAACTGCGCGAACTCGGCCTGCGCGACAACGTACCTGACACCGTGTTGAAAGATATTGAACAGGCGGCTTACATCTCTGATGGCTTCTCGACCGTTGAAGAGATGGTAAACCGTATGGGCGACAGTGTGGGTTATATCCCGCAGAACGTCCGCAACAACATCGCGCTGTTATCGAAAATTGATAAGTCGGTCGCCATCTTGTCCGACCCTGAATTGCCCGCCAACGAGCGGGCTACGGTCGCTGATAGCGTAGCCGTTATCCGCAGTAACCCCGCGCTGAACAGCCGCCTGCAAGCCACATACGAGTGGGTGGTAAACAAGTTCGGTGCGATGGTTGGTAAACCTATGCTGCCTGCGTTTGACCGCGTGGCAGAAACCGCCCGCCGCGAAGCGAGCTTGGCGAAGCCGAAGGCTGATGTACAGTTGAGCAATACGACCACTGTGGCGGCGTTACTGAAACCTTTGGGCGTGGACAGCAAGACCATTAAAGCCCTGTCTGACCAAGTGAACAAAATCAAATCGACCAGTCGTGGTAAGAATAGTGTGCGCGCAGCGGTCATGAATTACATCGAAGCCTCCATCATTACCGAGCAGAACGCAGATGTCGAAGCCTACCGTGAGCAGGCGTATCAAAAAGTATTCGACTATTACAACACCCGCGAGGACGACGGCGAGGCGGTGTCCGACCTGACCCGTACCTTCTTCGAGGGCAGCGATAACCCACCCGAAGCCGGGCTGGACCGCCTGTTGGAAGAAGCTGTCGATGATGTAATCCGTGCCAAGTACATCCGCCGCGCGGAGGTGGCGGCGGACGAGGCAAAAAAGTTGGGGCTGACCCCCTCCGTAACGCTTGACGGCGACGATGCCGCTGCGGTAGCGGACACCGCACGGGCGATGGAGCGCAATGGTAAAACCGTTACTGTTGATTTATTTGCCGCGCCCGCCCTACCTGCGGTTGATTTGCAACCTGCCGCTAAACTCCCTGCGGTTGATTTATTCTCCCCACCTGCGGAAGCCCCCCGTGCGCCGCAGGGCAAACGTGCGCCTGTTGATTTGTTCTCGGAAACCCCGACTGATATTCAAGCCGCCTTCGACGCGCAGGCGGAAGCCGACCTTGCCGCGTTGGACAAACGCTATGGTAAACGCGACCTGTTCTCCGATGACTTCGATGATTTAAACGACTTTGATGACTTCGATGTGGCCTCCTATGCGCGGTATCAGCGCACCAAGTGGGACACTATGACCGAGACCGAGCAGACGTTGGCGGTGCAGCAGGAGACTATCCGCCGTGCGACCAACGCTATTTCTGCTGCCTTTGGCAAAGACTTCATGCGTCATGTGGTATTCGTCAGCCCGAACAGTCAGTCGCTGGCCGACAGCAACACTACGGCGTATGTGCTGGACGGAGACCCAAGTACCGTGTATGTGGTAGCCGACCCGACCCGCGCCGACCACCAGTTCGTTTACAGCGTGGCGCATGAGATGCTGCACCAACACGCCGATGTTGCTGTGCGAGGCAAGACGACCCAATGGGGCGACTACAAACAGACGATGGACAAGTTCGCCCAGCACCCGTTCGTTCAGGAGCTTATGGGCGCGATGCGCTACACCTACCCTGAATTGGACAGCTACGCCCTGGCCGAAGAAGCACTGGCGGAAATCCACGCGGCGCGCACATCGCCGAAAGGCTGGGATACCCTGCGCGAGACATGGGGTATCAATACGAAACCGCCGACCGACCTGCGTGCCAAATCGTCAGGTCTGATGGCGCAGATTATCAACTGGTTCAAGCGTATGGTCGCACAGTGGCGCGGCAAACCTCGTACCACCGATGCCGAGCTTGCCGAGTTCTTTCGCGTCGTAAGCCAGTCCCGCCCCGATGCGGCAGCCCAAGTACGCACACCCGAAGCAGCGCAGCAGTACCGCGCCCGTATGGAGTTTGAGGCCGCCCGTCAGCGCAGCGACTATTATCATGGTATGGCCCGCGACATCACGCCCGACTTTGATACCCTGCCTGCGCAGCAACAGCGCAGTATCCTGACCGACCTCGCCCAACGCAACGGAGACGAGTTGTCGGCGCAGGAGCTTGGCCTGCAAGTACGCTATGCCAAACGGCCTTACGGCTCGGAGTCAGGCGAGTCCACTGTGGGCGACCAGCCGAAGAAACACGCTGGCGCGCCCCATGCCGAGCCGTATCCTGACGGCACGGTCGAGCGGCTGTTCCGCGAACAGGCAGAGCAAGCAGCGCAAATCCCACCGAGCAGCGACCGCGACGGGCAGCGCCACATGGCGCATAAGCTGGTACGGCAACTCAACATCTATCTCAACCGCGCGCCTGACGCGGAGTACAACGCCGATGTGCATGGCGCACCCGTAGGGCTTATCTCGCTTGTGAACTCTGGCGACAACACCGCCGAGGTGCGCGTGGTAATGAATGACCCTGATAATGGGGTGGTAGGCGTTATGCACACCGAGCCAGTGAAAGGCGACATCGACGGCGCAATGTACAGCGCATGGGAATGGTTGAACACCACCTATCCAGCGCAATACTCCCGTCCGAGTGGTACGACCATCGACCCCCGTACAGGCAGCCAACTCACACCGAGCGAACTGTATGTGCTGAACCGTGCCGATTATATGGGGCTGACTAGCCCCCGCGTGCGCGAGTGGACGAACTGGCTGCGGGAAAAACTGCCCGCACAATATATCCCCGTGCTGGACGCATTCCTCGATTTCGTCTCTGCCCTGCGTACCCGCTGGGTGGACGTTTATACCTCTATGAAAGAGGTCGAGTTGGCGTATGAGAAAGCGACTGGTAAACCGTCCAATGTGATTACGCGAATGCAGCGCGACATCGGCGAAGGCATGGCGTTCCTGCACCGTAACTTCAACGCAGGCTCTGTGGTCGAAACAGCGGGCAAACAACAGTCCATGCGCGACCGCACCGAAGCTATCCGTGATGCCATGCTGCGCGAAGGCGTACCGCAAGAGCGGATTAACAAATTCCTGTACGGCTTGGAAGAAGCGGTGCGGTACAACCAGTTTATGAACTCGCCCCAGTCAGAAGGACACTGGGCGGAGCGAGAAGATGGTACGAAGTATATTGTAAACCGTAATAACGGTGGCGAGGCCTTGTCGGTAACAGGCTTCAACTTCCGCGACCTGAACACCCTCGACCCTACCATCGGCCAGGCTGACTTGGGCGCGCGCCGTTTCCTCGCTGCGTTGGCTGGAATGTCCGTGGAAGAGCGCAATCGTATTGGCCGCATTGTGGCGGAGGTATCTGCCGCCAACCGTACCGTTATCGAACTGCAACACCAACGCGGCGTGTTGAACAAGACCGACTACACCAACCGAATGCGGCGTGGTAAACGCGAGCTTGACGCAGCCTTCCCTGAATTGGCGGCACAAGGCTATGATTTCAGCGGCTTCTTTATTACTATGCGCGATGACGACAGCAGCGCGTTTACCACCCGCGATAGTAAAGGCCGTACCACCGCCGTTGAGAACGTGTTGGGTAACACGGCTGCCGTATGGGAAGCGGACGTTAAAAAGGCGTTCCGCAATAACGAGATGGCACAATTCGCCCTGCTGGTTATGTCCATGCCTAACCGACACTTCGCCATCGAGCCTGTAACCCCCGTTGCCAACCCTGACGACCCGACAGGCGCGCCGTTGTGGGAGGAGAGTACGAAGGGCGAGAAAGGCAGCACGGTGGTCTATATCAACGGCGTGCCTGTAAGACTGGTAGCGAAGTCCAAGACGGCGGCCATGATGTTCGACGCGGAAGCCATGCACCCTGCGATTGCCAAAGTCGGCTCGCTAAACCATTACTTCAACCAATTTAAAACCTCCCTGAACCCAAGCTATCCTGTGGTCGGCTTCGTCCGCGATATGATGACGGGGTATCTGAATATCAGTGGGGCGATTGGCGAGCAGTATGTGAGCAGTAAGGACGCGGCGGCTGTCGGCACTCGCGCCGTGGGTTACGCTTTGCGTTACCTGTTCGTCCCCAGTAAGGGCAACCTGTTCTACGGCACATGGCGCGGCGAGCAGGGCGACGTATGGGCGCAGGTGTATCAACGCCTAGGTGCTGGTATGCTGTTTGGCGACAACGTGAACACAGGCGCGTTCGCCAACATTAACAATAATCCACTGGTATCAGGTAAGGTCGGTCGGGCGACTGACGTGTTGTCCTCTGCCTACGATAAGACCCGCTCGACAGCGGCGCGTGTGGCGGAGACCATCGCTTATCCGCCTGAAACTGCTATGCGGTTGGGTGTGTTCCGCGCGTATGCCGAACACCTGCTGGGCAGCCAGCTTAAACCGAACATGACCGCCGACCAAATCGTGGATTTGTTCGACCAAGTGAAGTCCCCGCAGAACAGCGACTACGCCGCCGCGATTATTGTCGGCTCGAAAAACATCACGTCCAACTTCCAGCAACATGGTACGGACAGCGTGGTGCGCAACTTGTTCTCCTTCCACAACGCTGTTATGCAGGGTACGTTCGCTACGCTGCCGCAGATTTTGAGTACGGAACATGGCCGCAAAGCCTCCGCCCTGCTGCTTATCGGCGCAGCCGCCGCAGCCGCCGCAGCCATCGGTAGTGAGGACGAGGACGAGTTCGGCAACAGCAAGTATTTCCAAAACCTGAAACGTAACCGCAGTATTATCTTGGGCGACGTGGCCGTGCCTATCCCCGATGAGATAGGATGGATTAAGAACTTATCGGATAATATCGTCGGCGTTATGATGGGCAAGCGCAATATCATCGACGCATCTGTGGACCAACTCCACGCCTCCGCAGAGATGGTAACAACCCAGCAATGGGGCGACACCGACAACGCCTTTACTAATGCCTTGTTCGCCGTTACGCCGACAATGGCGCAGCCGCTGATTGCTATCAGTTCAGGCCACGACGTGTTCGGTCGCAAACTCAAAAACGACTTCGCCTACGACGCACAAGGCAAGCGTATCAGCTATGCTGCCGACGTTGAACGCACCACCCCACGGGCGACCACAGTCGGCACGAGCCTGGCCGAGTTCCTTTACGGCGCGACAGGCGGCGGGGTGGATATGACGGGCGACGAGGTGGACGTAGTAGGCCGCTCCCTGCTGGGCGGTATTTACACCAGCTTCTCCCGTACACAGACCGAGAGTATGCGGTCAGGCGACGGGGTGGTATCGACAGCGGGCAGTGAATTGGTACATGGTGTCCGCGCTATCAAAATCGACCGCCGCTCCGATGACGCATGGCAGGACCTCGGCGAGCGGCTGGGTGTCAGCCAACGCCATGAAGGTGGTATGATGGACGTGCTGAACAGTAAGGACCACCCAGAGACGGCAGAGGCCTATAAGCTGTACCGTAGGGGCGACGAGCGTTCCCGTAAGGCTAAAAGCGATATGGGCTATTCATACAAGCAGCTACATGATATGATTGGCAAAGCAGAAGCCGAAGGCCGTTACCAAGACGTGCGCGACCTTCGTGCCGATATGCGTACCATTAAAGTAAACCGCGACGAGATACGGCGAGAAGTAATGGCCGAAATCAACGCACTGGGAGTTAAATAATGCTCGACTTGAAGATGACTGCTCTTGCGGTCGGCGCAACCGCTGTGCTGGCCGTAGCGACCACATGGGGGTTTACCTCCTCTTATTACACGGCACAACTGACCGCGTATAAGAACAAAGTGGCCGCAGAACAACGCGCCGCACAACTGGCTGCTGCCAAGATGCGCCGTGAGAAAGAGGAGGCGGTAGCGTCCGCCGTCGCCTCCGCCGACCGACAACACTATGAGGAGCTTCAAAATGCCAAGACTGAAATCGACCGCCTGCGTGCTGGCCTCGCTGCTGGTACTGTCCGCCTGCGCCAAACCCGTACCCCAACCTGTGGTAACAACGCCGTCGCTGCCAGCCGTGCCAGCGTGGGTAACGACGGGCCAACCGAGCGCGCAGCAAGTGAGCCAGCAGTTGAACAAGATATTCTCCGTCTCGGAGAGTACGCCCTAACTGCGGTCAAGCAGCGCGATGCTTGCGTAGAGATACTGCACAAGGAACGCGAGGTGCTGAATGAAGGACAAAATTAACACATGGTATGCGCGCCTGTTGTGCGGGTATAACCCGTTGGGCGACTTCGCCGATATAGCCTGTAAGGGTACGGAAGTCGAATACGTTTTAGATGAAGCGGAGTGTGCGCGCGGTACGGTGCAAATGCGCTGCTGGTGTTGTACATTTTGGCGCGGCGTTGTTGTCGGCGCGTTACTGACCTCCGCACTGGTAGGAGCATGGTATGTCTGCACAATGTAAGTACAACCGTCATCGCGTGGTACGCCGCGCAGCCAACTGGACCTTTGTTACCAAGACCCGTGGCGTGGAATTATTTAACGCTATGTCTCTTTTAGGTGCTGCTGCGGCGTTCTCCAACACAAAAACTAGGCTAATTAACCTACCCTCGTTGTATAATGCCGATACCATCGACACCTTTGCATTGTGCTGGTTGTTTGTAGGATTGTCGGTGGTGCAGTGGTACGGATTATTCCAATGGGACAAAGCGCAGTCGCGCATGGTCTCCGCCGTCGTGTTGATGGTCTCGTCCGCGTTGTGGTTTTGGTTGGCGACACTGACCTACCATAGCGCGGCATGGCTGACAAGCGTAGGCGTACACCGCCAGTTATTGTATATGCACGTCATTCTCGGCGTACTGTGCTGGCTGGCGGCGGACCAAATCCGTGCAGACGTAACAAGGTAAAACAATGACAAGGGGGCAGTATGCACGAACTGATTACCCCCCTTAACCTCGCTGTTTTGGGGGGGCTTGTCGGCGGAATGCGTACTGCCGCTAAATCGGAGGACAACCTTTTCATGCGCCTTACCGATATAGCGATTGGTGCAATGGCTGCGGCGAGCGCAAGCCACTATGTTCCTGCCAACGCGCCTATGAGTGCGTTGATTATCGGTGTGGTAGCGGGGCGGAGCGCGGGGTATGCGACTGATGTAATTTATGGTCTAGTACCACAACTCCTGCCCTTACTGATTAAGTTTCTACAATCCATTCAGAACAACAAAGGGAACGACAAATGACAACATTCGTTTTAGGCAGTCGGTCTTTGGAACGCCTGCAAGGGGTACACCCCCAACTGGTCGCGGTGGTAAAACGCGCTATTGAACTCTCTTCGCAGGACTTCACTGTGAACGAGGGGCTGCGTACTGCCGCACGTCAGAAGCAACTCGTCGCTACGGGCGCGAGTCAGACCATGAACAGCAAGCACCTGAAACAGGCGGACGGCTACGGCCACGCCGTGGACCTTGTACCGTGGGGCGACTTCGACGGCAACGGCACGTCCGAGATGTCTTGGCACTGGGGGCATTTCTACCCCATCGCAGACGCTATGCGCCGTGCGGCGAAAGAGCTTGGGGTGCGTGTACGCTGGGGCGGCTGCTGGTGCTGTCTGAACGATACGACCGCAGACACCGACGACCTCGTGGCGGACTACACGGCCAGCCGCCGCAAGATTGGTAAGAAAGCATTTATCGACGGCCCACACTTTGAATTGGTGGTATAATATGTTAGCGTTTCTGAAAGATTTATTGACGAGTGCAGGCACAGACAATACCAGTTTGAGCAAGTTGAGTATGCTGGTCGGCATCGTAGTATGCAGTCTGATTGTGCTGGGGCAAGCCGCGACGGGTACATTATCCGCCGACATCTTTGCATGGTATGCCTCTGTTACCGTCGGAGCGAACACCGCCAATAAAGCAATTAACGTCTTTGGACGCAAACCGCCAGCCGATACAGAACCTGCTGCCGACCGCGAGAGCGGAGAGTAGTGTTTTATTTTTATTTTTATTAGGAGTTAAAGATGGCTTTCTATAACCTGTCCGCCTGCGGCAAATCGCCCAATAACGTTGGTATCGCGCTTGACCCAATGGCGTTGATGCAGATGGTTAAACCTTATTATGCCACTGTGCATATCACTGTCGCCAAGACGGATTGTGGTAGTGTGTCCCGCGTAGCGTTAGCATACCACCCTGACGATGAGCGCGACCCCGAAGCGACTATGCCGTTCAAAGACACCGACGGCGACATCGTGGCTTACCTGTACCCTACCCGCTCCGACGCGCACCCTGTGGCCGTACTGGACCACAAAGGCGACGTTATCGGTTATGGCATGAGTACCGCGTACAACCCAATCGTTTCGGCCAACGCGAAAACCCTGCAAGAAATGCACGACCTGGCAGGCAAACTGCTGGGCTACAACACCCAACCATAAGGAGCTTATGATGAGTTTGAAAAAAGTAGTGAACACTGTATGCCCCGCGCCTGCACCTGCACCTGCACCCGCGCCAGCTAAAACAGAAGCCGTGCAAGTGTACGTCCCTGTAGAGCAGCCTGTGGTTATCCCGCATAACCTGTCGATGCCTATGTCGTTCCCTGTTCAGCCGCAAGGCGCGCCTATGTTTCAGCCTGCCGACAATGTATTCCTTACCGACATTGGTGTGGTAGATACCAGCTTGGTGTACACCCGCGCTGACGGCTCGTTCAAAGCTATCCCGCTGCCTAAATGCAACGGCTGCAATGATGGAAGCAACGGCGGCAATGGCAATAATGGTGCTGGTAATAACGGCAACAATGGCAACAACGGTACTGGCGGCAATGGTAATAACGGCAATAATGGCGGTAACGGTGGCAATGGTACTGGCGCGAACAGCGATACCAAAGTCAAACGCTTCGGTGTTGAAAACGACAAGCTGGTATTGGAGGACACAAAAGGTAGTAAGTTCTCTGTATCGTTGTCCGAACTGGCTGGCCCTAATACCACTATCAAAACCTTCTCCCTGTCAGGCGACAAGCTGACGATTACCGACAGCGACAATAACGAGTTCTCTGTAACTCTGCCGAGCGGCACGGGTGGTACAGGTGGTAACGGCAACGGTGGTACAGGTGGGTTCGTAGATACCAACACCAAACTGCGCGGCTTCGAGATTGCCGACAACCACCTGCTATTGCGAGATACAGATGATAATCTTTTCGGTGTGCCATTACCTGACTTGCGACCTGCCACAGGCACAGCACCGTGCTATCGTAACGTGAAGGTGGTGGATACCGCTTCGCTGACCCTGACGAACCTCGATAGTGGTGCGTTGGTCTATGTACCTGAAAACGCGCCAGGCAAGCCGAGCATCACACTGCCATCTAACCCAGTCAAAGGCTTCACTGTGGATTTGGTTATTCACAAAGACTCTGTGTTGGATTACGTCTATGCAGGCGGTGGCGCGCGCGCCGACAGCTTGGTAGCCAAGTTATCCCGCACCGTTGTTTGGACAGGCGACGACTGGCTTTCTATTAACTAAACCTAGGAGGCAACTGGTATGACGTGTTGTGCTGGTTGCCGCCTTCCTGCCAACTATAAGTCTGACGACCCTTATCTGTGGATTGATGAGGACAGGTCAGGCGGTGGGGGCGGCGGAGGCGGCATGATTGGCGGAGGCCACCCATTGGGCGGCGGACACAACGGCGACGGCGGCGGGTCAGGCTGCTTGACATTATCGCTGACTGGTGTAATATGGGACGCGGCTGCGGGTAAGTACAAGAAGATGACTATCTCGCGCGGTTTCAGAGGGACGGAGGACTATCGCCTATGGCGTATCCAACACTCCGACCACCCGTTGAATAGCATCGGGACAGTGGACCTGTTTAACAATGGTAAGCACCCGCAAGGCCGCGTGTTGGAGTTTAAACGCCCTGACGACACAGGCGACGACTGGGTTATCCACGCTAATCACTCCGTGGGTAGTATCGAAAATGTTGAGGAAAGCCAGCTTATCGTGTCAGTTAATCAGGCGTGTATCCGCTGGGTAATCTATACTTGCGGCAGCTCCGTGTGTACCACTACCTACTCGTTCCCGTCTGCGGAAGCAGCATTGAAATATGTGGGTGGTACAGAACTGTACGCTGACTGGGATACCAAAGCACCGCGCACCAAGACCAATCAGATATTGGAATGGGGGTACTCAACCTATCGACGGACGATTGACCCAGTATATGTTGATGACCTGCGGCGCAAGATAGCAGAAGGCAACACTCCGACCCATAACATCGTAAAGGCGCAATAATGAAATATGTAACCGACGAGACCATTGGCGAAGGCCTGCTTATCGCTGGTGGTAAATTAACTGTACCGATTGACGGCAAGACCATTAAAATGGTTGAGGGCAAACTGACCGCAGTAGCGGCAGTGCAACCGTTGGAAGGTATCCGTATTTTTAACGCAACAGGCGAGACGGAATTGGCCGTCGTAGCCGAGAAACCATAAGGAGCTAAAAATGGCAACAGATTTTCGTGTAGTAACCCCAGGCGACTTGGGCGATACCATTGTTTTGGGTGCGAAAGTACCAGGCAAGTACGACGTACAACTGCCTGCTGGCGTAACCGACATCACGCTGGATAATAAGGCGTTGAAGATTACGACCACTTCGGGCGAGAAAACCGTGGACTTGGCAGGCATTATGCCCGCCGTAACCGCCGAGGTGTTCCTGAAAGCGGTGGAACGCTTGGACGACAAAATTCAGTTCATCGTCGGCGAAAGCGATAACAACCGCCACGACACTACCTTTGAAGTGGACATTACCGACCTGTTGGCAGTCGTGCCTGACGGCGTTACTATCGGCGGTAGCGGTACGACCACAAGCAAACTGGCGGTGCGTATTGCAAGCGATGTGGCCGACAACGTGCTGAAGTCCAACGCCAACGGCCTGTATGTATCCAAAGCTGACGTAGGTGCAGGTGCTGCCCCTGCTGCCCGTACCGTGCGCTTGGTAAATTCTGATGGTACGCAAGTCCTCGGCTACCTGTACGCGAGCGAGAACTAATCATGGCGACGACAGACGCTAAAATCGTAGCAGTCGATGACCTGCACCCTGATAGCCTTGTCGTCCGTCCTGACGGCAAGGTAGGGCTGCGGGTGTACAAAGACGTTATCTACACGCGCGGCGTGCTGACGATGGACGATGAGGGCAGGCTGGTACTGCGCGATGCGATGATTGCCTTGCAGCCGCCTACTGCCATCAATATCGGTCAAACGAACCTGATGCGGGCCTCGGTAGTCAGCGGTCTAGCCAGCAGTATCGGTAGCCAATATACTGATACCAACCACGAACGTTATTACTTGCTGGGTTTCAACTTCCACAATACGCCGAAAGTATTGCGTGGTATGACGTTGTGGCTGAACTATGTGAATGGTAGCGAGAAGCTGACCCCTATCAAGTGGGTGGACTTCGTTGATGGTACGGATATGTCGCCGCCCGAAGGTACGGAAGCGACGGAAGATAACGGTAACTTGAAAATCACGATTACCGACTTCCAAAAGCTAAATTCTGCTAACGCTTACCTGCTGTTCAAGCACTCTGACGACACGATGGACTACGAGAGCAACTATGGCGGCTTCGAGGACGACGTGCGTAGAGGCCCTGGCCGAGACAGCGACCGCTGGCGATTTGAACCCGATGTGGACATTACCAAAGCCGACTGGCCGAAGGCGTATGCAACCGACCTTGTGGACTTGGCGCAGCGCGCCTACACCTTCAACGTGTACGGCTGATAATAGAAACCCCCGCGAATGCGGGGGTTTATTTATTGGGCTAACATAGCCTCTATTCTGGACGGTACTTCATAGACGTGGTAGGTTTTACTCTCGCCGCCACAGCCGACCGTGATGGCCGCTCCGTGTTTGACCGCTTCAATATGTTGAATATCTGACGTGGCGACTTCGATTGTACCCCCGTCCCGCAAGTGCAGTGTTATCTGCTTCATACCATATCTCCTATTCCAATTTGAAAAATCTCCGCAGTGTTCGACCGTAATCGGTTTCGTTCCGCATGAGCAGATATAATACCTCATTCTGCCATCTTGCGTCATCCTCGCCGCGATGGGCTTCGTTGCCTATCGTGCGGGTAGGGTGGGCTTCGGCTGGCGCGAGCCAGCGCAGGGTACGCTGGCTGTGTTCCTGCCAATGCGACCACGGTACGGACGAGCCAAAAAGGTGGTACAGGCTATGGATATTCGTCATATCGAATGCGGGGGCGGAGGACAGGATAAAGGCCTCAACACCGTAACTCAAAGCCTCCTGCATGACTTGGCGGACGAACTCGTCTATACACTGCATACCATCAAACAAAGACTTTCTACCAAACGTCTCGGCCATCGCCTTGCGGGGGGCTTCGTCCTGCTTCAACCACCACTGCACCGTATCAATATCTATCTGACGGCCATGTATGTCTGCCTGTTCCTGCATATTCAACAAGATGCTGCGCGACTGGTGCGTCCCTGATAGCTCTCCATTGTCGCTCACAATGTGCATAGCACTAATGCCTACCTCGCCGACCACAGCGTTGGTAGGGTGCAGCGATAGCGACTCAATATCGAACTGGATTAAAAATGCGTGTTTCATTTGGTTTCCTTTATTCGGATAGTTAAAGTCCATTTGTGGCCATCGCGTTCCCACTTGATATTGTCGGCGGGTACACCGCGCTGGCGGAGCAGGTTGTTGATAATGGTTAGAGGCGCGGTGCAATCTCCCCAATCGTCGAGTTGGCCTTTACCCCAATTACGATAGCGGCGCACCGTTTCGTCCAGCTTCTCGGTCAGGTCAGGGTGGATAAGGTCGCGCTCTTTGACGAAGATACCATCGAGCAGCACGCCGCGTCGGTCTTTGATTTCGTCGTAGGCTTCTTGAATACAATCCTGAATATTCCACCCATGCTGGGCGGCGAGAATGGTCAGCACTACGGCCAGGTCGCCGATACTATCTCTCACAAGCGCGGTATCCCGTTTAGCGATACCACTCGCCAACTCCCCTGCTTCTTCCAGCAGCTTCGCCAGTTGTGCCTGCGGTGTGCTGCCTTCAATCAGGCTGCGGTCGTCCGCCCATCGGCGGATATTTTCAAATAACATCTTGGTCTCCTATTAAACGATTAGCGAGTTCTGCATACTCGGCCACAATCTCACTGCCTAGAAAAGTACGGTTAAGGCGTTTGCAGACTACGCCTGTTGTCCCCGTCCCTGCGAATGGGTCATATACCCGTGCGCCCTCGGCGGAGAAATTGAGTAGTATCCGCTCGACAAGCTCTTGAGGGAATACCGCACCGTGGTTCTTGGCCGCAGCAGGTTTCTTCCCACTGCGTATCTGCCATATATCGTTCAGCGTACCACGGTCAAACTGCGCGGAGTGGAACTTACGGCTGATGGCATCGTACTTATCAAACACCAGCAACAACTCCGATTGGCGGTTGAGTACGCCCACGCCCATAGCGGGCTGCGCGTTCCCCTTGTCCCACACAATGACCTCTTTCAGGTGGTCTGACATCTCGCCGATGATTTTAAAGAAGGCGCGTTTGCTACCCGTTACCACCTGAATGTTGTAGAACACCAGCGGGGCGATACGCAACATCTCACGCAACGCGGTCAGGTGGAATTGGTAAAACTCGTCGATGGGCAGGTTGTCGTCAAACCCCTCGTACTTGGTACTAAATTCTTTGGTAATCTGACGGGAGCAGTATGCGCCATTGCGAATACGAAGGTTCATGTTATAGGGCGGCGATGTGATAACCAAATCAACACTGTCATCGGGCAGCCGCCCCATAGTCGCCATGCAGTCCTCGTTTACCACATGGGCAAACACGTTACTCCTCCCGCGTCAAGTTACCAGTCAGCGCGAACAGAGCGGTACATACGTCGTACAACATAGTGCGCCAGTGTTTGGCGTTCCCTGCGGCCTCGCCGCCGTCCTGCGCCCATTGGCTGAAATCGAATGGTAAGTCGTCAATCAGCGACTGATACCCGACGACATTATTCAAACCGATGGTAAGCTCGCAGTTGCCGACAATATAGTTGGCTTCAACACACTCGGCGCGTGTAGAGCGCAAGGCAAGACGAATATCATGGCTGGATAATTTAACCCCACCACTACGGCATACCAATGTCAGCCCCGTAGGTTTATCAACCCACTTGGCAACTGGGGTTGGGTGGAACTCGGCACTGTAACCAAGCTCGGAATTGTTGGCATAAATCACACCGCCATTGTCGGCTGGCATAACTGACAGAATAGATGAGTGGCGCGGCGTGTCGGTCGTGCGGCGGTAGCGGATAAGGCCCATCAATGCGTTGAACACAGGCCAGGCCATGTTGATACCAACGACAAACCATTCGTGGGCTGACCCACGGATAAGGCACAGATGTTTCTCCGAGACGGAGAATGGGGTACGTTGGCTAATCATATCTTTCGCCAGTGCACGCAGTTCCTTCTTGGTTAAAGTGGCGTGCGTGCCGTCTTTGAACAGCCGTTGCGCCTGCGCTTCAACCGCGCCTGACGGTATTGCTTTGGTCTGCCACTTGGCACACAGGGCCACGAAGTCATCGCGCCAGTACACGTTACGCCAACCGCAGAAACCAGTGGTGTCATCTGTTTCCAAAAAGTGTTCGGCGGGGAATGCCGATTTAATGTCGGGCATATCGGGGTCGAAGGTAATGCGGGCGACCAACAGCTTGGACGGTTTGACAAGTTTACTCATAATGTTTCTCCAAAATAGCGGCCAGTTCGTCGGCGCGGTAATGGCGGGTTTTGCCAGTGGGGACAGTAATCGTATCGACACCATACTTGGTATCGCAGCCTGAATTGATTTCGCTCGTCGCGTAGATGATAAGCGGCGCGTCGAAGAAGGTTACGCTCTCGATAGCCAGTGCGGAGGTTACGGCAGCCCCCCAACCCTCGGCGACGAAGGCGTGGCGTTCGGGTACAAGCATCCCTTTGGCAGGGTTGTCTTTGAAGTTGTTGAAACTGTACACGTCATGCGTACCCCTACGCAGGTCATGTTCTACCATCAAACCCGAGCAGTTGAGTTCAAGGTCCACCACTGGATTTGCACCACGTGCGATTAAGTCCTTCACTTTCTTGAAGTGTTGTTCGATACTGGGTATCTCGCCCGCGTAGCCGAAGTGGTACACATAGTTCTTGGTCTCTACGGTACGCAGCTTGCGTGATGCTTCACGAGAGCCGTCGCGGGTCGCCCCGCAGTCGGCGGCGAGTACGCCGTCTTTGTAAACGATAAGTGTCATGATTTATCTCCTTATAACCAGTTAATAGTCGCCGCACCAGTATGGTTGCGGTTAAATATATACCACGCCATAGCGATGGTACTTGATGGCGGCTTGCCGCCACATTCTACTGCCGCCATATCGGACGGTTTCATACAGTTTATACGGGAACGGGATACCCACACCTCGCGCAGATGGTTGCGCTCGAATAACGATTGCCGACCTTTGCCTGCGAGAAACGCCAGCTTCAACAGCATAATCACATCGCCGTCGCAGCAGTCCAAAGACTTCTCAATAAACGCCTGCGCGTGCTTGAATGGCGGGTTAGTAATAATGCAGCCGATATTTAACTCCGATAATGCGGTGGTATCCAGTGCCAAAAAATCGTTCACATAATCCAATGGGAACTCACGTTGCACCAAGTCGCCCGCGATAATCCCACACTGCGGTCGCTTCTCGCGTATGGGGCGCACCATGTGTCCTAATCCAGCGGACGGCTCTAACACTAAACAGCCATTTGGTACAGCTCCCGTAATGTCAAGAAATTTATGAACATCTGCTTCTGGGGTGGCATAGAAGTCATGCGCCTCGCGCTGGCCGCCGCTACCAGCGATATTCGCGGCGGTTAAATTTGTCATGTTTTATCTCCTAATGGAATGGCCCACACCTTCTGTGGGTCGGTGGTTGAAGCCAGCGGTGTATTCGCCAGCATACGTTTAAGTTGCCCGCTCTTGCCCCCTCGTTTGAGGAGTTGGTGTTCAAAGTCCGCCAGTACCACGCGGCGGGTGTTACACCATTGCTTGATAAGGACGCTGTTTACGAACGCCATGCCGTTCGCACTCTCGACGCGGATATACACGCTCTTGCGCGGAAGCTCCGCGCCCGTCATCACGAAGTCGTCTGCAACGGCTGTGCCGATGACGAGGGTATGGTCCACATTGTCCGTAAAGAACTGCGACAGGTAGTCCTCCTGCGCCAGCACGCGGTATCCTACACGGCTTCGTAACTGTTGGAGCAGGTCGCCCGCATATTTCAAAATGCCACTTGGCTCGAAGGGGAGCAGACGTAGTTGGTCGCCGATGATTGCGCCGACACAGCCTGATACCAAGTGATTAGCCCAGTACCGCTCCTCGTTGGTAACGTTATGCGCGTTGATGAAGTAGGCCATCATACTATCCCACAGCTTCTGCGCCTTGTCGTCATTCGCTACCAGCCATTCAATCAGCCTGTACCCCGCCGCACCTTTGATAGTATGCAGTCGTTGTGCGAGTTGTCGGGCATGGTTGCTATCCCGCAGATAGGTCAGTTCGGGTATGTTGATTTCCGTGATACGGCGGATTGGGCCGTCGGCCACATCGCGACCCTGTGAGACCATATCGTACAGGCTGGTGTTGGCGGTGGCATAAAAGAACGTCCGCCACTTGTTGCGATTACCACGAATGTCGTTGTCGCTGCCTTGCGCCCGCTCCTTGTCGCCGAGCCGTGTACTGTCATAGACCATGTTCACGATTTCCTCCGAGCTCATCTCGGTTACTTCATCGCGTAACAGCGGCAGGCTGTTCAGGTAGCCCAAGTTCGTCATCAGGCCTGCGATGGTCGTACCATCTTTACTGCTGAACGTTACAGCGGCGGGGTCGCCGAACACCCGCAGCGCAGTCTGACAGGTAAATGTCTTACCCCGACCAGACCCTGACGAGCTTAAACTGATAACGCCCCCTGCGTGGCTCTCCAACGCATACTTGCTGCTGAACGGCGCGCCCAGCGCGGTGGCTATAACGAACTGATTGGCGACGGCTTGCGGGCTGCCATACATCTCATGCAGCAACGACCGCCACAACTCTAACTGGGCATCGGCTTCTGCGCCCTTCGCCGTAGGACGGAAGGCCTTGGCGTGTTTCCTTGCCACCTCTTTGTCCCCCAGCGGTGCGGGGCGTGTGCCTGTACGGGTTATCACAGTGTCCCCCAGTACGAAGTCCTTGCCGTTCTCCTGCCAGCCCATCTGTGCGACGGCGGCTACGGCGGCACGCTCGTTTACCAACTTGGTACGCGCACGGTTGAAAAAACTCATAAGCTGCTTCCATTGTTCTGCGCCGTCTATCGGCAGGCCTGCGCCGGTGATAGCGTCTTTAAAGTCTTTCTGCGAATTGATGTTGGTACTGTCCAACTGGAACTCGACCACCCCGTCGTGGGGGGAATGGTATCGGCACAGGTACAACTGCCGATTGCTGCCGTCCTTAACCCGCTCGAAAATATAGGTGTCTTGACGGCACACCTCGAAGGCGACCATCTCGTCCTTGGACTTCTTACCATCGGGCAGGAGCTTCGGAATATCAGTATAGACCCCACCGTTCTGACCTCGGTAAAACCCCCACGGCAGTTCGGGTACAAGGAACGAGTCCGTCTGTGTATGGTCTGTGCTTACTGGGGCGATGACAATGGTCGGCCTGTTCTGCGGCTCGTAGCCCAGCACAATCGGGTTGGTAATCTTGCCATAGTGCGGGCAGCCTCTGCACCGTTCGGGGTGCTGCGCCTCGAAGTGGGCGCAGGATTTAGGGCCTTTGGCCTGGGCAGCTTTCGCCTCCGTCGCCCCCCGCTCGTATTCAGGGTGCAGATGTGAGAGCTTGTGTATCCACTCGTCTCGGTCGGTTACGCAAAACTGTGCCACCGACAACGCGCCGAACCATGTCGGCTCGTCCGCCTCCTGCTGGTGTTCATACGCCCACAACAACTGGGCGCAGCCTGTCCGTTCATATTTCTGACGGTCGATAATCTTACCGAAGCTGGCGGGCTTGTAGTCCCCCATCGTCCCCATTGAGGACTCGGCGGCGACGGAAGCCATACCCATTGCGGGCATACCCAATCCCAGCAGGGGATTAACAACAGGTGGTCGGCTGCGCAGGCTGTCGGCCACAGGTAGCGACATGAAGCGGTGTAACAAATCAGGTTTGGTAAACAGCGCGCCTGTCGAGAGGATACGGACTTGGTTGCCTGATTTGAAATGTATCGTACCAACTGGCCTCAACACGCTCGCCGTGTCCGCAGTGCGCGAGCTATCCACTTTCAGCCCTACGCTGGCGCAATATCGCCCCAGCTTGTCGGCGGCGGGTATCCATTCAGCGGGGGCGATGTCCTCGGTGCTGCACCAATAAACGTGAAGCCCCTCGCCACTGGATACCACATAGGTCGGTTGTGGTATTAACCCTTTGCCAACCTCGGCGGCCAGTGCTTCAAGAGCCGCCTGCTGTGTGGGGTACACGCTGTCGCCGTGTTTCTTGTGCTTCTCAACCCCAGCGTCAATATCCAACCAAAAAGAGCGCAGTGCCAGCACGTTGGCTTGTGTGCGGAAACCGCTGCCGCCATCGGCGGGCAACTGCGCATAGGAGGCTAGACCGAAATAAGTCTCTACCGCTCGGCTTTGCAGAGCCTGAATGATACCTGCGGTTGCCATCGTGTCGGCGAAACGGACAGGGTTGTTTCGCGCCCATGTCTTACCATCTTCCTTCGGGTGGATTTCGGTAATGCAATTCCACCCATTCGGGCTGACGACGGTCTGTAAAAATTCGTGGTACATTTTCCGCTCCTACTTCCGAGCGTTACGCACCCTCGGTTGTTTGTGTTGGTTGTGCTTGTTGTGCCTGATACCAGTCTTGCCATGCCACCAGTTCCACGCCGACAGTGATACAGCCTGCAACGCATTTACGGTCGTTGGTCGGCAACACGCCTTTGTTGAACAACGTCTGCATGACACGGGTCATCTTGATAATTTCGTCGATGGTTTCCTGTTCGAGTTTCACGGGCTTACCGTGTACCACCTTCAACGCCGTGGCGTTAGACAGCTTGGTGTACTCATTCCACACCGACAGAGGGGTGCGAGTGTACCACGCCCATTGCGAGAAGTCGCGCTGCCATTGTGGAAGCTCTTGATTTGTCAGGCACTCGTATGTGCTGGACTCGGTTTGCGAGAAGCGGGTAGGAGTGCGTGGGTCAGCGAATGCGGGCATTTTGTTTTCAGTAGTCATGATGGTCTCCTTGCGGCGGGCATAACGCCCGCCTGTTGATGTTACGAGTTCAGTGTAGCGATAGCAGCGGCCAGTGCAGCGTCGGTCTGCTCTTGGGTTGGTTTAGGTGGTACGACATTGTTGCCTGCGAGGAATGCAGCGGCTGCGGCAGTCGGGTCGCTCGGCGGTGTCTGTACAGGTGCGGCCATAACTTGCGCGGGGATAGTCGGCGCAGCAGGAGCAGCAGGAGCTACGGGAGCGGCAGGAGCTACGGGAGCAGCAGGAGCTACGGGAGCGGCAGGAGCGGCAGCAGCGGCGCGGGGGGGAGGAGA